AATGTAGAAATGAATACTAATCTTATGGAACAAAGTTGGAGAAACAAAGTTCGTAAGTTTATGTTTATTTCTTCTAACACAACTTATCCAGATATTGGTGGAGAATATTGTACTGAAGATATGAATGTACAAACACCAAACATATATCCTGCATATAAAGCAGTTGGTTGGATGAAAAGATATGGAGAAACTTTATGTGAGTTCTTCTCTAATCAGATTCACGACCCAATGCAATGTATAATTATCAGACCTTCTAATTCATTTGGACCGAATGATAAATATGATTTTGAAAAATGTCATGTTACACCAGCAAATATTAGAAAAGTAGCAGATAACTTAAATCCTATTCCTGTTTGGGGAGATGGAACTGAAATAAGAGATGTTATTCATGTTGATGATATGGTAAGTGGATTTATTGTTGTTGCAGAAAAAGTTGATACATATGATATCTATAATGTATGTTATGGAAGTGGTCATACTGTAATGGAAGTACTTGATTTAATTAAAGAAATCGAAGGAAACACAAACCCGGTAGAATTTGTTAATAACAAAGCACCAATGATTCCAGCAAGATTATTATCAAACGAAAAATTATTAAAACTTGGTTGGAAACCTAAGTATGATTTAAGAAGTGGATTGATAGATGCACTAAAATGGTATAAAGCCAACAAAGAACAATTTAATCCTAATTCAAGACCATAATGGAAGAACCAGAATTCACACCCTATTTAGATGCATTGACAGAATCAATGAAACTTTGCATGGAAGACCCTAATATGATATTCATAGGACAGCAAATTGTTTATTATGGAAATCCAATGAGTAAAACAATTGAGGGATTGCCAAAAGAAAGAATGATAGAAACTCCGGTAATGGAGGAAGTACAAATGGGAATGACATTAGGAATGGGAATGGCTGGTAAATCAGTTGTATCATTTTATCCACGATGGGATTTTGTTATATGTGCTGCAAATCAATTGGTTAATCATATTGATAAGATTAATGTAATGTCTGATGGGGAATGGAATCCAACTTTATTAATTAGAGTTGGAAAGGGATCAACTACACCATTGGATCCTGGTCATCAACATAAAGCAGATTATACTGAAGAATTTTCATCAATGTTAAAACATATACCAGTAATAAAGTTGGATACTGCTGAAAAAATACTACCAGCATATACAGAAGCTCTGCAAAGAGGGGGACCAACTGTATTAGTTGAATATCCTGAATTGTATTATGTCAATTAGAAGAATATTTGATATCATAGGACCAAGGGGATTTATTCCGAATGGTATAAATTGGAATAACACAGATATGATGTGGGATTATAATTTTTTTATAACCCATGATTTCATAAATAAATTTAATAATGTATATACTCAAGTATCTGTATATGATTGTAATTTAAATATAGGGGAGTGTAGGGATATTCATATAGGTGAAATTGTTTACAATCCAACTCAAAATATAATAGAAAATAACACAAACGAAAACTTTTACTACACAATTCACCCATTTGGTAATAGTGGTATTGCAAATGGAATTGATATATCATACCACGAAGGACAACATTGTTTTGATTTCATTTCTAAAAAAGCAATAGAATATTCTAAAGCAAAAAACTTTTATTTCATATTTGATTATAGTTCAGAGGGGTGTATTGATGGCAATTTATTTGAATCAATTCATAAGGCATGTGAACGAACTGGTATAAATGCATCTAAGGTAATCGTTATAACTGCAGCGATGAATACATATGATATCTATAAACAATATTTAGATAATCAACCACATCCTCCTAAAAATTTATTATACACTGCCTTTTACCCATGGTCTCTATTGGCGAAATCTAAAGACACAGAAGCTATATTATTTCAAGATAATATTGTTAATTTTAATGGTAATAAAAATGTAAATAGTTTAATGAAAGAATCTGATTTGGATTTACTTACAAATCGTAGTAAAAAATCATTATGCTTAAACAGAAGACTTGCCCCACATAGATTAATATTAATAAGTTATTTGATTGATGAAGGATTATTTGATGAAACAAATACTTCTTTTGATATAAAAATGTTATATACACTTGATGCTGGATTTGATTTAATTAATGGAAGTGGATTTGATGACAGGCCATATATGACTGGCCAAGATTTTATAAATAAAATAATAAAAGGATTTCGTACTCTTGTTCAAAAAGAAAAAAATGTTCTTGATTATGATAACATATGGGATGTATGGGGATTTGGATTTGAATCAGCTAAGTTATATAAAGAAACTTATTTTTCCATAACAACCGAAACATTGTTTTATGAAGCAGGAGATTATATATCAGAAAAAACATTTAAACCATTTCAACACTTACATCCATTTGTTTTAATTGGAAGGCCTGGTGTATTAAAATACTTGAAATCTCTTGGATTCAAAACTTTTGGAGATTATTGGGATGAAAGTTATGATGATATCGAAGATAATTCGTTAAGGATGCAAAAGTTATTGGGTGTTATTAAAACTCTTATAAATAAAACCAATGAAGAATGGGATATATTAAATGAGGAACTGAAACCCATATTAATACATAACAGAAATAATTTACTTTCTTACGGTGCAAAAAAAGTAGGAAATACTTATATTAAAAATCTAAATACTCTAATAAACAATGAACCTAATCAAAAAAATTATTACTTACTTTAAAAATCGTAAGAGAAACAAACTTTACAAGAAGAAATTGGAAGAACTCCGTAAGAGAGATCCGTTTATCTACAAAAATCACTAATTATCTAATACGTTATATTTATATATTGATACGGTATATTTCATATGAGCGAACTTTCAAATTATTTAGTAGAACAAATACTACTTGAGGATGGAAATCCTATTAATAAAACAGTAGTTATCTACGTGGGTAGGTTTCAGCCTTTCCATAAAGGACACTATGGTACGTACCAACATCTTGTCAAGAAGTTCGGTAAGGATAATGTATTCATAGGAACTTCTAATAAAACCGATAATCTAAAATCACCTTTTAACTTCAAAGAAAAGGTAAAGATAATGACAACCATGTTTGGAATTCCAAGTTCCAAAATACATTTAGTTAAGAATCCATACAAACCAACAGAAATACTTAAAAAGTTTGAAGAAGAAACAACTGCATTTATAACCGTAGTTGGTGAAAAGGATAAAGCACGTTTAGGTGGGAAATACTTCCAACCATATAAAGGTGAACCAACTGAAGGATATAGAGATAGAGGATATGTTTATGCTGCACCTATAAGTGGTGGTGGTGTAAGTGGTACTCAAGTACGACATGGACTAACTAATGGTTCGGAGGACCAAAAACAGAAATTCTTTAAAGATACTGCATTTACTAAATTTAATAAAACCATCTTTAAGTTAATTACTGATAAATTAAACGAAGGTATTTTTATTCCAAAAGAACGAATAGAAGAATGGTTAATAAATGAAGCATCAAAATCAGGAATAGGACAATCAGATGATGGACCAAATATATTTTTTCCAAACTATGAAGTATTTGCTCGTATCAATGCAAAAAGAGCAGCAAAAATTGGATACGAAATAGTAAACATGATAACTACTAGGGAATTGGAAGATTATTATGAACACCCAACTTATCCAAACGGACCTGTTAAAGCAGTAACTCCATTCCCAGCTGGTGTACTTGGTGCACAAACTGCAACTAACCAAGTTGATATCTATTCAAGTGATGCATATTCTAAGTGGTTCAAACACGTAACACGAAAAGCTTCCTTAGTAGGATATTCAGTAGTAGGTGGATTGGATACTAATAAAGACGAAAGAGAACAATCATTAGATTCTCAACAAGGTGATAAAAAATCTCAAGAAGAGTTTGAAAATTCATTACAAGAAATAATTAAATTACCAGTAGAAATTGGAGATACTCTTTTAATGGGTAAATTCAAAAACAAAAAGGTAGTTGTTAAAACTATTGGTGAAGATGAACATGGTTTACCAACAATTAATGGTAAGAAGGTAGTAACTTTTAGATATCATAAAAAAGCTCCAAATGTATTTGAACAAATTGTAGAATTAGCTGGTACGGAAGTTAAATGTGAAAAATGTAATCATCAATGGGAAATAGAAGCTGATGATAGTGAAAAGTATTTATGTCATTCATGTGGATGGGATTCTCAAAAACAAGAATATGATTTCGATGCATTTGATTCATGGCAAGAAAAGATGGGTTTAAATGAAGAACTCGATGAACGAGGTAAGATGAGACCTGCTGATAGATTAAGAAGAAAAGCAGCAATGGCAGGAAAGGGTAAGGAAATTGCTAGAAGAAGAGCAAGAACAATGAAACGTAGAAAACCTCTTTCTAAACTTAAGAAGATTGCTTACAAGATGGCATATAGACAAGTTTATGCCGAATTCTCAGAAGAATTATATCCTGGTATTAAGAAAGCTGATTTATCTATTGCACAAACTCAAGTAGTTCATAAGAACGTAGTAAGAAAAAAAGGAAGAATAATAAAAAGAGCTAAATTCAGATTCTTACCAGTATTACGAGCAAAGGAAGTTGAAAAATTCCAAGGAAAAAACGAAAGTTTAATAAAAGAAAACATTGAAAGTAATTTATCAAATAAATACAAAGTTGACTTAGATATTTACGAATATCCTGATAGATTAGAATTACATAGAATTGTAGTTCCAAAAGAACAACGTGGTAATGGTGTTGGTTCTAAGGTAATGAAAGATTTGATTAAATACGCAGATTCTAATAATAAAACTCTATTCACCACTCCTTCCTCGGATTTCGGTGGTTCTAAGACAAGATTAGTTCAGTTTTATAAATCATTTGGGTTTAAAAATAACAAAGGTTCAAACCGAGATTTTAGAAGTAAAGAATCTATGGTTAGATTGAGTGAAAAATTCCAAGGAAAAAACGAAAGTTTAATAAAAGAAAACATAAACGAATCTAATCTTCTAATGGAAGGTGGTGCGTATGGCCATATGTCTCATCCATTTGATACAGATATCAATTTAACATTTGGACAACTTAAAGATATAGTAAATCGTGCATTAGAGGGTACATTGGAATTTGCAAGAGAAAAAACAGATGGTCAAGCATTGGCAATTTCATGGAGAGATGGGAGATTGGTTGCCGCTCGTAATAAAGGACATTTAAAAAACAAAGGTGAAAATGCATTGGATATCAATGGAATTGCAACCAAGTTTGCTGGTAGGGGTGAATTAGAAAAAGCTTATAACTTCGCAATGAAAGACCTTTCAGACTCTATTAAATCATTATCTGAAAAACAAAGAGATAAGGTATTCAAACAAGGAGCGTGTTTTATGAACCTTGAAGTAATATATCCAACATCAGTTAATGTTATTCCTTATGGACAAGCATTATTGGTATTCCATGGAACTATGGAGTACAATGATGATGGTATTGCAATTGGTGAAAACGTAGATGCTGCAAGAGTATTAGCAGGTATGATTGCACAAATCAATAAAGATGTTCAAGATAACTATACTATAAAGGGCCCACCTGTTATGAAGTTACCTAAATCACAGAACTTAGCTAAAAAACGTTCTCAATATAATTCACAGATATCTAAACTACAAAAAGAATTCAGTTTAAAGGATACTGATGGAGTTGCAGATTATCATCAAGCATGGTGGTCTCAATGGGTTGATAAAAACTCTCCTTCTTCATTAGATAACAAAACTAAAATGGGATTAGTTAAAAGATGGGCATTCTACGATAAGGGATTTAGATTAGACAAGAGAAACATTACTGATGAGAAAACATTAGAATGGTCTAAGAAAATAGATAAACAAGACCAAGTTAAAATATCTAAAACAAACGTAATGAAGTTCGAACAGATATTCTTAGGATTAGGAGCAGAAGTATTAGAATTTACTTCATCTGCATTAACTGTAAATCCCACAGCGGCAGTTCGTGATATGAAAAAACGAATTGATAAGACAATTAAAGATGTTAAGAAATCAGGTGACCCAAAAAAGATTGAAAAACTTAAATTAGAACTTGGGAGATTACAATCAATCGGTGGTTCTAAGAAAATTGTACCAAATGAAGGTATTGTATTTTTATATAATGGAAACACCTTTAAGTTAACTGGAACATTCGCCAGTGTAAATCAAATCTTAGGTATTTTCTTCTAAAAATAACGGTTTCTTCATTTTTATATATTTATATACAACAATATAACCTAATGTGTAATAATGGGAAAAGAATTTAAGAAAAAATATATGCACCCAACTCGTAGAAAGTTGATGGATATGGTGCAAACTGGTGAGTATGATAAAAACACAACCATTGGTTATGATAAGGCAAAGACCTCACATAAAGTAGGTGATGTTTGGGAAGATACCAATCACAAATTCGAAAAGAAAGAAGGATATACCTTAAAGACCGGTAAAAACCACGAAGCATTTCAAAAGATACGAAAATACCTTGAAGAAAAGGGTAAGTGTAAGAATGTCACCTGTAAAACAATAAAAAAATCTGATAAAGATAGAAAATTTATTGAAAATGGTGGATTTTGTTTAAATTGTACATCCGAACGAGAAACTCTACTTAGAGTTGAAGGTTTATTCGCTCCATATCAAAATTATAAGGTCTGGACAAAAATGATTGTGTATGGAAAACAAAAATTAGAAGAACTTAAACAATCTCACTCAGAGGTAGTTGAAGAATATGAGTACGTTAATGAGGATGGTTCTGTTGAAAAATGGAAATTACCAAAATCAATTGATGAAGTTAAGGCAGAGATACAAGAACTTATTGATATCGGTACGAAAGAAATAGAAGAGTTGGAAACGAACAGATTATCCGCTTTTGAAGAATTAAGAGTAAAAAACTATGAGCATTATATTTAACATATTACAAAAATATTTCAAAGAGATATTAATTGTAGGATTGATAATCGTTGTATTACTAATGAGGTCTTGTGGTGGTGGAGATACTATTGCCGATAAAGATATCGTAAAAGTAGATGGTAAGAAATTTGAATTGATTAAACATACGGTAGATACGGTATTCGTAGAAAAACGTGTTGAAGTTCCTACATATATTCCTAAGTACATTACTAAAATAAAAAATGTGATTGTGGAGATTCCTGCAAATGTCGATTCATTACAGATTATCAAAAACTATTTTACAAAATATAAAGTAAAGGATACATTGCAGTTGACATATGATTTTGATCCTGATATTACTATCGATTCATTGGGCACAAAACCCAACCCAACTTTAGGATTCGGTATCATTACAGATACCATAACTCAAAACAAAATAATAAGTAGAGATGTTGTATGGAATTTTAAAATCCCTACAATATACAACACAACGGTAGTAAAAGAATTACCTAAACGAAAATTCTATTATGGAATCGGTGCAGCTTTTGACAAAACCAATTTCTTAAACCAAGCGAAAATTGGTATATTATATAAAGATAAAAAAGATAAAATGTGGGGTCTCGATGTTGGTGCATTAAATGTAAACAACACAGTAACTCCATATATTGGTGGTTCTATTTATTGGAAAATTTCATTTAAGAAGAAAAAGAAGTAACAATGGCCAAACAATCACTCAAGGATATAATAAAACTTGAATATCAGAAATGTGCATCAGATCCGGCATATTTCATGAAGAAGTATTGTATGATACAGCATCCTGTACGTGGTAAAATTCCATTCCATTTATATCAGTTCCAAGAAAGAACAGTTGAAGAATTTACAAAACACAGATATAATATTATCCTAAAATCTCGACAAACAGGTATTTCAACCTTAACTGCTGGATTTTCACTTTGGAAGATGTTATTTAACCAAGATTTTAACGTATTAGTAATTGCAACCAAGCAAGAAGTTGCAAAGAACCTTGTAACGAAGGTTAGAGTGATGAATCAATATTTACCCTCGTGGTTAAAACAAAACACAGTAGAAGATAACAAATTATCTTTAAGATATTCAAATGGTTCTCAGATTAAAGCAACTTCAGCCGCATCGGATGCAGGGCGTTCTGAAGCACTATCACTTTTGGTCTTTGACGAAGCGGGATTCATTGATAAAATTGAGGATATATGGGTTTCGGCTCAATCTACCTTATCAACGGGTGGTAATGCAATTATTCTTTCTACTCCAAATGGTGTTGGGAACTTTTTCCACAAAATATGGGTAGGTTCTGAAGAAGGAACAAATACATTTAATAATATCAGATTACATTGGTCGATTCATCCTGAAAGAGATCAAGCATGGAGAGATGAACAAGAAGTTTTATTAGGACCAAAAGGAGCGGCTCAAGAATGTGATTGTGATTTCGTATCTTCTGGTGATACTGTAATAGACCCACAACTTTTAATGTTTTATAAAGAAACTTATTGTCAAGAACCAATTGAAAAGACTGGTTTTGATGGTAATCTTTGGAAATGGGAATATCCAAATTACAATAGAGGATATATGGTTGTTGCTGATGTTGCTCGTGGTGATGGGGGTGATTTTTCCACCTGTCACGTGATTGATATTGAGGCCTCAACCCAAGTTGCTGAATATAAAGGGAAGTTAGATACAAAAGATTTCGGAAATTTCTTGGTAGCACTTGCAACTGAATATAATCAAGCATTATTGGTAATTGAAAACGCTAATATTGGTTGGGCAGTAATTCAACAAGTAATTGATAGAGGATATCAGAACTTATTCTATATGAGTAAGGATTTAAAGTATGTAGATGTGGAAAATCAATTACATAATAAATACAGAGCAGAAGAACGAGGTATGGTCCCTGGTTTTTCAACAACTTCCAAAACAAGACCACTTATTATATCTAAATTAGAACAATATATCAGAGAAAAATCGGTAACTATACGTTCCACACGAATGATAGATGAATTGTTTACATTTATATGGCATGGTAATAGGGCAGAAGCAATGAGAGGATATAATGATGATTTAACGATGGCATTATCAATCGGATTGTGGGTACGTGATACTGCATTAAGATTAAGACAAGAAGGAATTGATTTAACTAAACAAACTTTGGGTGGAATAGGACAATCAACTGCGGGATTCGAAGGTGGGTTTGGTGGTAACACTTCTATGGATGAAAATCCATGGAAAATGAGAATAGGTGAACACGAAGAAGACCTAAGTTGGTTACTAGATACTAAGAAAAAGGATTAATTGAATAAATCTATATTTATAGTATAGAAGAAAATAAGTATGATATCATTGACAAACATCAAGATAAAATATCTTGTAGAAAATGGTAATAATAAAGGTTATAAATTAAATAAATAAATACAAATGGCAGATACTTCATTTTTTGGACGTCTAACAAAACTCTTCCGTACTACGGCAATCGTAACGATTGACAAAGATGGTAAAAGAAAAGTTTTTGACGGTGATGAAAGACAACAAACAAATCTATCCTCTCTAAGAGATAGATATACGAAGATACAAAAATCGTTCTTCGAGCAAGCAGGTGGTGCCCAATCAATGGCATACCAACAAGTTCGTAGAGAAGTTTTTAGAGATTACGATGCAATGGATAATGATCCTATATTAGCTTCGGCACTTGATATATATGCAGATGAATCTACATTAAAAAACGAATTCGGTGATACTTTAATGGTTCACTCGGATAACGAAAAAGTAAAAGATGTTCTTGATAACTTATTCTATGATATCCTTAATGTTGAATTCAACTTATGGCCATGGGTAAGAAATATGTGTAAGTATGGTGATTTCTTCTTAGGTTTAGAAGTGGCAGATGGAAAGGGTATTGTAAATGTTACTCCACATTCTGTTTACAACACAGAACGATTAGAAAGAACAGACCCTACTAATCCAAATTCAGTTAAGTTTAAAATTACCGAAGACCCGAATGGTAAAGAAGAATACGAAAACTTTGAAATAGCACATTTTAGATTATTAGCAGATACAAACTGGTTACCATATGGAAAATCAATGATTGAAAATGGGAGAAGATTGTGGAAACAATTATCTCTTATGGAAGATGCAATGTTAATCCATAGAATTATGAGAGCACCTGAAAAGAGAGTTTTCAAAATTGATATCGGTAACATTCCTCCAACGGAAGTTGATAACTATATGCAAAGAATTATTAACAAGATGAAGAAAGTTCCTTTTGTTGATAAGAATACCGGTGACTATAACTTAAAATACAATATGCAAAACCTAACAGAAGATTTCTATCTTCCTGTTCGTGGTGGTGATAGTGGTACAAGTATTGATAATCTTGCAGGAATGGAATATGCATCTATTGAAGATATTGATTACTTAAAAAACAAAATGTTTGCAGCATTAAAAATTCCAAGAGCATATTTGGGATATGAAGAAAATGTAAATGGTAAAGCAACATTAGCAGCAGAGGATGTAAGATTCGCAAGAACAATTGAAAGAATACAGAGAACAGTAGTTTCAGAATTATCTAAAATTGCAATCGTTCATTTATATGCACAAGGAATACAAGATTCAGAAATGACTAACTTTAGTTTATCATTAGTTAATCCATCTACAATATACGAACAAGAAAAAGTAAACTTGTGGAGTGAGAAAGTTAGATTGGCTCAAGATATACAAGGATTGAATATGTTATCCAAAGATTGGGTATATGAAAACATATTTAAACTAAGTGGTGGAGAACAAGATGTACAGAGAGTTAGAATGTTAGATGATTTGAAAGATCGATTCCGTTTCCGTTCTATTGAAGATGAGGGTAATGACCCTGCAACCGAAGATGAAGAACCAGATGATATTGAAGAATCAATTGAAAAAATAAAACAAGAGATTAAGAATAAAGGTGGAAGACCAAGAGAAGGTGGTACATATGGGAAAGATAAGCACCCATTAGGTAGAGATCCACTTGGTGATAAAGAAAGAACATCGAAACGTACTCGAACTTCCGAAGACACGGCATTGAAATATATCAATGGAATTTCATCAAAACGAAAGTATTTACACGAAGACACAGACATGTTAAATGAGGACAATATCCTCGAAGATACGGAAAATTAATTTATCTTTTATATTTTTATATTTATAATAGGATATAATATTTACCATATCAAAATTGGAATAATATCAAATGAAAAAAATAAGACACTCTAAATTTAAAAACACAGGGTTTCTATTCGAGCTTCTAACAAAACAAATAACACTTGAAGTGTTAAATGGTTCAGAAGAAAAATCGAAGGAAATCATAAAAGAATTCTTTGCAGGCAAAAGTGAGCTGGCAAAAGAACTAAGACTTTTTAATCTATTGATCAATGAAAAGTATAATTCGGAGGCCAAAGCGGAGAAGTATATTGATGCTATATTAGAGGCCCACACACGATTGGATTATACTAAACTTAAACGAGAAAAGTACAATCTTGTTAAAGTAATTAAGGAAACATTAGATATTGATAATTTCATGTCATCTCCTGTTACTAATTATAAGATTTTAGCTTCTATTCATAAGTTATTTGAAGCAAAGGCAATAAACGTTACTGATGTAAAGGATGTATTTGATTCCAAGTTTACTCTTGTAGAACACATCTCAACTAAAGTTACTACTTTAAAGGAAAAAGAAGATAGGTTAATTGAAGATTATAAGAAACAAGAAAAGGATTTAAGATTACTTACTTTTAAAATTCTAACTGAATCATTTAATAAGAAATATACTAATTTAAATTCTGACCAAAAGGGATTGTTAAGAGAATATATTAATAATGTATCAAACACTTCTAAATTTGGTGAATACTTTTCTAAAGAATTAGTAAAAACCATCACAGAACTCCATTCGATGTATCAATCAATGAAAGATAAGATTACTAAAATCAAACTTAGAGAAACCATCAATGTTTTGAAAAAACAAAAAGTTGGTAAGAAGATTTTAGATGAACAAGTTTCGGCATTAATGTTATCTTATGAACTCATCAAGGAAATAAAAAATGTCAATGGACAAAAATCTAAATAAATACATATCAGAACTTATTCAAGAAATTGAAAAGGAGATAGATGAATCAACCACTTCTGGAAACGTTAGTGGTTATTCTACGCCTAAGGCTTTTTCTGATAATGGTAGTAAGGATAAGAATAAAAAGAAGAAAATAGCTACTCAACTTGGAATGAAATTAGTTGGTAAGGTAAACGAAGCATCTTTCAGACCAAACTCAGGTACTATGAGTGGTGGGACATATGGTTTAGATAATAGAAAGTACCAATTAAAAAGAGATGTTAAGGGTGTACGAATCGGTGATTATACGAATGTAATATTACCTAAAGGAACTATCATATATAATATACCAGGTGGTGTATTTGCACACCATGATGTTTTAGCGGCTTATCAAAGTGGACAGAATAAATATTTTAATAAATCGACATTCAAAGGAATATCTATTAGACGAGAAAAAAATGTTATTCTTTCAATAGAAAAAAACTCTAAGATATTAGAATCAGTAAACGAAGCTAAAGTAAAAAGACCAGTAAATCGTTGGTTAGCAATAAAAAATGATGAAACCAAACATCCTCATAAGAAGATGGCAATGGGTTTAAAAGAACTAAAATATCAGTTAGCTGAAACTCAAAAGTTTTTCAATTGGTATAACAAAATTAAAACAATGAATGAATTAGATTCATCAGATTATTGGAAAAGAACAAATAAACATATTTATAAGATAAAGGAGCGATTGATTAATATCGCCAGAACCATACAGGAGATAGAAAAATGAAAATAACTAGAGAAAATTTCAAAAACATAGTTAGAGAAACTATGATAGAAGAATCCGAATATCAAGAGTTCTTTAAAAAGGCGTTAGATAAGGCAGGAAAATCAATTCCTAAAATGTCTGATGACGAAAAAAAGGCATTCTTTAATAATATTGAAAAAACTTGGAAAGGTAAAGGAGAAAAGAACGAACGATTTGGTAGAGGAAACGGAACACACCCCACGTTTGGTTCTGCTGATGAAACTGTTAAAGTTGAAGAAGCTCAATCACCTGCACAGAAGGCAGCATTTGAAAAAATGTTAGCTAAAAATAAAAAAGATGATGATACGAAAGAAGAAGTTAAAGAATCAGTAATCAAAGAAGGATTTGGAATGTGGGAAATGAGTTTCGCAGATATGAATCTTAATGGTGTTAAATTATCTAAGAAGAATAAGTATAAAGTAAAAGCAAGAAATACTGTTGAAGCAATTAAGAAAGCTGCATCAATGGCAGGATTAAAAGGACAGGATTGGGTTGCAACACATACTCATTCTTTAAAGAAAATCGGATAATAATAATATAATGACCAAAAGAGAATTGTTAGAAATAATTGATGAAGAAATCCATAACGTTAAGTTAGGGAACATCAGCGAAGAATTATCTGAATCCGATGAGGATACAATCAGAAAAATGATTCGTACAGAAGTTTCAGCAATCTTTTTTGATTTGTTTAAAAAACGTAAAAGTTGGGGAGCATAATGAATAATTTATTAATAGAAACAAGACTGTTCGAAGGTAAAGTAAAAGAAGATGATAGCGGAAGAACTATCGTTAAAGGTATTTTACAAAGAGCAGGTGCAGAAAATCAAAATGGTAGAGTCTATCCAAGAGAAATCTTAGAAAGAGAAGCCAAAAAATACGAACAACTTATTACAGAGAGAAGAGCTCTTGGTGAATTAGACCATCCAGATTCTTCGGTAATCAATTTAAAGAATGTTTCTCATAACGTAAGAGAGATTCATTGGGATAATGATGATTTAGTAGGTACTGTTGAGATATTACCAACTCCAAGTGGAAATATACTAAAAGAATTATTAAAGGCAGGAATCCTTCTTGGAATATCTTCAAGAGGAATGGGTTCAGTTGTTAATATAGGAGAAGGAAAAGTTAAAGTAGGTGAAGATTTTGAATTGATAGGTTGGGATTTCGTTTCTAATCCATCAACTCATGGTGCATTTATGACTCCAATGAACGAATCTGTGACCAAACAATTACAAAAACAAACTTTGGTTTGTAATGAGTATTGTAAATCACAAGATTTGATGAGAGAAATTATAACAGAATTAAATTAAAAGAATTATGGCATTTAGCATTCAAGATTATCTTAAAAATAATAAGATAGAATTAGGTAAACATGAGAAGGCAATTGGTGACTCTCCTTATAAGGGTGGCCACAATGATATTCGTAAAACTAATTATGAAGTAAAACTTACTAAAGACGGCAAACTTGATAGATATACAAGTAAAAAAATTATCGTTGAAGGAAAAAATAAAAGGAAATAACAAAATGATTAAACTAACAGATTTACTAAATGAATCATCACCAGGTTTCGAAAATAGACAAATTGGTGATGCACTACCTACATTAGATAGTGTAAGAACTGCTTATCAAGCAAAAAAAGCTTTACAAGAAGCTGAATCATTTACTGCTATCAATAAAGATAGTGGTGTGGTATCTGTTTTCAAATCTAAAGAATCACGAGATTCTGCAATAAAAGCAGGGACTCATAACAAGCAAAAAGCAGCGAAGGGAGGTGATGAACCTTCTGCCGGTAAAGATGTTCCTAAAGTGAACATCTTTGATAAACCGGAAAAAGAAGAACCTAAGAAGAATGATGAACCTACATCAGAACCATCTAAACCAAGAGCTGGTAATCCTCAAGTAAACAAAGTTGTTCGTAAAAAAGCACAAAGTTTAGGAGTATCACCAAGTAAGTTAGGTAAAGAAGAATATGAAAAAAGAATGTCTCAAGCAGCTGTTGAAGCTTTAACAGATGCAAACTTTCACTCTGAATCAAGAGCTCTTATTGCAGTTTTAGAAGATAATCCTGAACTTGCTAAGAATCCTTCAGATGACCCAAACAAACCGGAAATGTTCACAGATGAATATGATGAATGGAAAAAAGATACGGCATGGGGTTCATCATTTGGTGATTCAAGTGAGGGTACTGATGATATCGCTCATTCAGCAACTGGAGAATCATCTTGGGATGGTCAAGAATCAATAGATGCAATTGCATTTGATTTGAAAATGAATGGTTCACATAAATTAGCAGCAAAAATACAATCAATCTTCGATGAGAAGAATGAATCAACAACATCTATATCAGATATGATACCTGAATCAATTCAAATTAACGAAGGAACTCGTTCTCAAGTTGGTGTGATTGGTAGTAACGGTAAAATTATATCTGCATATGTTCACTACGATGGTTATCCATCAAATATGAAAAAAGGTTTAAAACATCACATGAAAAATGATAAAGATGTTCTTAAACTAATCAAGATGGGTGGAGCAAGAGGAATCTTTAATGATAAGGATATTGAATACTATAAAAGTGGACAACCACAAAAAGGTGATTCTAAAGATGTTGAATCATATCTAAAAGCTGCTGATAGTAAGAATGGTGCTGAATTTGTATATTTATATAATATGAAAGATAAGAAGTGGTATTACGCTGATACTTATAAAGACACTAAATTAAAAAAATTATTTTAAGGAGAATCCCATGATTAAATTAACTCAATTATTAAAAGAAGCAAGTGAGGAAAAAAGACCTCTTTCTTTAGAAGTTAAAAAACACTTCTTAGAAATTGTTTCTACATACAACAAATATCAAGAATCACTTGATAGAAAATCTGATCTTCAAGAAATCGCAGAAACACTTGGTGGTATCACAGAAGCAGCAAGAACACTTGCAATACATGAAGGTGATGATTGGTTCGATAAACATACTGTTAAGAGAAACATGAGTGAATTGGATAAGTTGGGTAAGCAATTTGATAAATGTGCTGTTGAAGCAAAAGGATTAGACCAAAGAATGGCTGGATTATATGAAGATATGGGACACATTCTTTCTCGATACTATAAGTTGGGTGAAATTACCGAAGACCAAATGAAAGACCGTTTGGGAATGACTAATGAATCAGTAAACGAAGCAGAAATAAGATGGGGAGCAGTTGATAATGCAATTGTTAAATATATAAAAAATAATGTAAAAGTTTTAGAAAAACCGATTAAAGCAAGAGATGAGGCAGGAACTAAAAAAATGTTAAAAGGATTCATCGATGGGTTGGTAAATGCTCAAAGAAGTTTAAATCTTAAAGAATCAGTAAAAGAATCTAAATCAGATTGTGGTTGTGGATGTGGTGGAATAACTAAAGGTGGTTGTAATGGATAATAAAAACAAATCAACTATGAACGAAGGTATGTTTTCTCAAATAGACCAAATAAGACAAGATTCTAAAGATGTTAGAGACTTTGTTAAGAAAGTCTTTTCAGATAAAGAGTTTAAGAGTATGAGTAAAGATACTGATTTTATCAAATATCTTAAATCTATATACGAAGGAACTGTATTAGATGAAGAGCATGTTAAATTTAGTAATAGAACATCAACAGGTACTATAACAACCGGTTCGGTACAAACATCACCAAACGAATCTATAATAAACGAAAAAATCAATCCAAAATTTTACGATGCAAGAGTTCAATGGATAGACCCTAAATATAAGAAAAAGTTTGTTGGTGATGTAGTTAGATATGATAATGGTGAATACAAAGTTAACTTAGGTAAAGATGGAAGATTTGAAAAATACATCTTAGCAAAAGAAAAAGATTTAAAAATTGTATCTAAATCTAAGAAGAGAACATTCGAATCAGTAGTAAACGAAAAGAAATACAACTTTAAAAAAGATGCATTAACAGATTACTTTAAAGGTAAGTTAACTGCTCAAGAATTAGATAAAGTTGCAAAAGATTCATTCGGAGTTGGTGTTGCTACTAAAAAAGAACTACAAGGTTTCCTAACAAACAAATTCACACAAGATGTAATGAGTGATACATATGGTATCCCTTCTAAAACTTTAGTTAAAAGAGCTAGAGATTTGGTTAAGTTTGCAGAAAATATTAATGAAGTTAGTAAATTATCAATGGGTATTGCTGGATTAACAGGAACTCGTGGTTCTGCAGTAGAAAAATTTATAAAAGATTATAGCCTTAATGATAAGGAACTTTTTAAATTTCTTAAAAAAGGTAAGTTAAAAGATAGATTGAATTTTGCAACTGCACTTTCTGGTAGACCAGGAAATAAATACCAAGGAGATTTAGTAGGATTATTTGGAGAATCGGTAACTCCACCAAATTCTAATAAGGTAGATGCTTTAAAAAAGGCAGTCCAAAAGATAAATAAAAAATATAAAGTACAAGTAAGTAAAATCGGACCAACTAAAGGTCAAGTTGAAATAGAACTTGGAGATGGAAATCATCCTGATAGAGATTATCATGCAATTGATAAACTTGTAAAGAAGATAGGTATCAAAAATTATACTGTATTTAATGAATCATCAGTTAACGAAAAAACTACTAAGAATCCAAAGGTATGGGTAGATGGTAACTTTTCTAAACTAATTGATAAATTACCAAACTCTAAAATCACAAGAGAACTTGTATTAAAGGCCGCCAAGAAATTCAAAGTAAACCCCAAAGATGCTATATCATTTGTTGAATTTGATAAAATGATAGATTTAGATGAATCTACAATTACAGAAGGAACTCCATTTCATGTATTGTTTAAAGTTAAAAAAGATGTATCAAACCGTAGTATAAAACCAGCAACTGCTTCTTATAAATCTGAATCAGATGCAAAGAAGTTTTTAAAATCCGTTAAAAAGGATGGTGGTGCGGGAATGATAGTGAGACGTAATGAAATTAAAGAAGATAAAAAAGAAATATCTCAACTTAAAAAGAAATCTGGTAAATCTGAAACTAAATTTTACGATATACTTTCTAAAGTAGAAAAAAAGTATGGTAAAATAAAATATAGAATTTGGTTAGAAAAATCCCTAAAAGATTTTGGAGTAAATTCAAAACATTATGATTACAGAACCAATGCAGCTGCAGAAGAAAAACTATTTCAATTATCATAATGATAAAACTTTCAGATATACTTAATGAAGGAAAGGTAGTGTTACAATCTACTGATAATAAATCCGATTTACCATCGGTATTTCCTGATTTCTTGGTAACCGGTGGTAGGAAAGCACATAACGGACAGCCTATAATTCAATTCATCCCTAGAAAATCAGTTGAGTTGGATAAGATAGAAAAATTAGGTAATACATCAAAAGATGATATAACTAAACAATTGGCCAAATACGCTGAAAAGAAAACTAAATTAAAATTCAAACCAATGTATAACTACGAAGGTGCTGGATATGGGATTCTTTTAGATATTGATTTTATCGTAAAAAAAATATCATAATCAACCAAGTTATTTAAAAAAAGGAGAATGAGTAAAAGATTACCAATTGTTTCCGTTGAAGTAAGAAAGGGAGATATCAACAGAGCACTTAAGATATTTAAAAGAAGAAGTATGGATTCTGGTCACCTTATGGAAGTAAGAGAAAGAAGATACTACAAAAAACCCACAACTGTTCGTAGAAGAGAAAAACAATTGGCTGTTAGAGAACAAGAAAAACAAACCATACTTGATAAACAAGGCAATGGTGATACTAAAGCAAAGTTTTATACTAAAAAACCTAAAAAACAAAGGAATTTAGATAAAAAAGATAAAAGAAACGATAAAAGAGATTAATATCTTACGTTATAATCTATTTTTATATACTTATTACTAATAATCCACCATTAATGTGGATTTACTATATTGGTTTATGAATACCCACGAAGTTCTTATGTAGGGTAACCCAAAAAAACCGATTTTTTAATTTTCTATTGAAAATCCACAATATTTTCACAAACACAAATAAAATCGAAAGGTAAATTATGACAAACTCAAATTTGTTAAAAGAAGCTATCGCTGATGCAAAAGCTGTAAGGGCTACTGCAATCGCAAACGCTAAAATCGCTTTAGAAGAAGCGTTCACACCTCGTTTACAATCTATTCTATCTCAGAAACTAACTCAAGAAATTGAAGAAGCGGATGAAGATAAAGAAGAAGTTGAAGAAAACGAAGTAGTAGAAACACACGAATTAGAAGGAGAAGAATCAGATGTAGTTGAAGAAACTGTAACTGAAGAAGAAGAATCTGAAGAAGGTGAAGAAGTAACTGAAGAAACTGTAACTGAAGAAGAAGAAATTGAAGCTGATGAAGCTGAAGATGAATCCGAAGAAGAAGAAGAAGTTTCTGAAGAAGAAGTTGAAGCTCCAGCTGAAGAAGCTGAAGAAGAAGTTTCTGAAGAAGAAGAAGTTGAATCTGAAGAAGACGAAGACGAACTTGATTTAGAGGCAATCATTAGAGAACTTGAAGAAGAACTTGATGATGAAGAATCTGAAGAAGTATCCGATATCGCATCAGACGAAGTTGAAGCACACGAAGAAGAACATCACGAAGATGAAGTTTCTGAAGAGGAAGAAGTTCCTGCAGAAGAAATCGAAGAAGAACATCATGATGAAGAATCTGAAGGTGAAGAAGTTTCTGAAGAAGAAGATGAAGACTTTGAAGAAGAATTAGATGAAGAAATCAACTTAGACGAGATCCTTAAAGAAATGGGATACGGAGAAGATGATGAATCTGAAGAGGAAGTTGTAGAAGAAACTAATGAACTTGAAGAAGTACAAAATGAGCTTGAAGAAGCAATAAGTACTATCAAGGAATTGAAATCAACTATCAACGAAGTAAATTTATTAAATGCTAAATTACTTTACACTAACAAACTATTCCGTTCTTATGACTTAAGCAATGACCAAAAAATGAAAGTTGTTGAAACGTTAGACAGAACTAAGAATGTTAGAGAAGTTAAATTAGTATTTTCAACTCTTGCTGAATCACTAAAAATTGGTGGTACTTCAAGAAAACAAAAACCAACCGCGAAATTGACTGAATCATTCGCATCTAAATCAGTTGCAAGTACTGCTCCTTCTAAGGAAGTAATTACTGAATCAACTAACACGATGGCTGATAGATTCAAACAACTAGCAAATATTAAATAATTTTAACCCAAAAAAAGGAAAATAAAAATGGCAAATTTTGATTTATCTAAATTAATGGAAGGAAAGAACCCACAGCAAGTTATGCTAGCAGAGACTAGAGAACTTAAAGGTAAATGGGAACAAACTGGACTTCTTGAAGGTTTAGCAGACAGAGAGCAATCTCAAATTTCGGTTCTTTTAGAGAACCAAGCAAAACAATTATTAGATGAAGCTACCGCAACAGGTACTTCTGCTGGTAATGAAGAATGGAGTGGCGTTGCCCTTCCATTAGTAAGAAGAATCTTTGGCGAGATTGCTTCTAAAGAATTCGTTAGTGTACAACCAATGAACTTACCATCTGGACTAATCTTTTATCTAGATTTTAAATATGGTACAGCTCAAGCGGGTAACCCTGGATTTAGCGGAAAATCACTTTTCGGTGGTACTGGTACGGACGTAGGTTCTACTGATTCAGCTATAAACGGTTTATACGGTGAAGGTAGATTTGGATACTCAGTAAATGACGGTTCAACGGATATCGCAAACGCGGACTTAACAATAGCATCAGCTTCATGGGCAGATGTGAACTATGATAGTTCATTATCAGCTTCAGTAGCAGCTGGAACATTAGCAAAAGTATCTTTTGCTTATTCTGGTTTAACAAGACCTGATTTAGATGCTGTACGTTCATTCCACATATCTGCATCTGATTTTTCAGTTGCTGATGGATTTTACCCAGCACACTCTAAAATATCTAGTACTAACGCAGTTTTCTTCGCGAAAACAGCAGGATTATTATTCGCTGATGATTTAACAGTTAAATATTCTGAAGCTCCAGTAGAAGCTAACAGAGGTGATTTTGAAGATAACACTCCAGGAACACCAGCTGATATCGGAATTCCAGAAGTAGATTTAGAATTAAAGTCTGAAGCAATTGTTGCTAAGACTAGAAAACTAAAGGCTGTATGGACTCCAGAGTTAGCACAGGATTTAAACGCATACCATTCAATTGATGCAGAAGCAGAATTAACTTCAATGTTATCTGAATATATCTCTTTAGAGATTGACTTAGAAATCCTTGATATGTTAAAAGCTAATGCTTTAACAACTGAATACTGGTCTGTAACTTTAGGTGAAGAATATGATTCAGCTAACACTGCATGGGTTGCTGGAACTAATTCAGCTGCTTATACTAAGAACTCTTGGTTCCAGACTCTTGGTGCGAAACTTAATAAAGTTTCAAACAAGATTCACCAATTGACACTTAGAGGTGGAGCTAACTTCGTTGTTGCTTCTCCAGATGTATGTACTATTTTAGAATCAATCCCAGGATTTACAGTTTCAGCTGATAAAGATGCTACATCTTTCGCAGCCGGTGTAACTACTATTGGTTCTATCGCAAACAGATACACAGTTTACAAAAACCCTTACATGACTTCAAACGAAATCTTGTTAGGATTCAAAGGAAGTAATTTCCTTGAAACTGGAGCTGTTTACGCACCATATGTACCTTTAATCATGACTCCTCTAGTATATGACCCAACTAACTTCACACCAAGACGTGGCGTTATGACGAGATATGCTAAGAAGATGGTTAGACCAGAATTTTACGGAAAAGTATATGTAAAGGATTTAGCTAACTTATAATCGATTGATTATAGTTAATTAAGTTTTAAACTTACTTGAAGTAAAATACTTAGGTATTTACAAATTAGAGGGATATTAATTTATCCCTCTTTTTTTGTCTATAATTTAGATTAAGGGGTACACTTTATGTTAATACCCCTTTTTTCTATACTTATATACATGGAACAATATAAAACACACCCATTATATGATGGATACGAGATTTCTAACAAAGGAACTGTTCGTAATAAGAAAACAAATAGAATTCTTAAATCAAGATATAATCAGAAAGGGTACGTACAAATAAATCTAAGGAAAGATAAAGTTGTAGCAACTAAGTTAATTCATAGATTAGTATTACAAGCATGGAAGGGTGAGATACCGAATAAAATGAATGTAGACCACATTGATAGAGATAGAAAAAACAATAAGTTAGAAAACCTAAGAGTAGTTACCCCAACACAGAATAACGAAAACAGATTACTTGTTAAAGATTGTATTCATATCATATATAATTCAGATTCAAATCAATTTAGAGTAAACAATGAATATGTTGATACATTAGATGAAGCGATGAAGTTATTTAAACAGTCTTTATAGTAAACACCTTTAATTTAAATTTCCAATATTTATAGATGTATAACTGAATAATAAGGAAAAAAAATATGTCTCAAGCAAGAATTTGGACGGGTTCATCAACATTCACATCAGGATCATCAACACCATTTGGAACGTTTGATTCGGATACGAATTTTCAAACTGATGCCCCTAAAGTAGCATCATGGTGTGCTAAAAGATTGGGGTATCCAATCATAGATATTGAATTACAAGCAGATAACTTCTTTGCTGTATTCGAAGAATCGGTATCAGAGTATTCTGCACAAGTAAATCAATTTAATATACGAAACAATCTTGGTTCTCTTGAAGGACAACCAACAGGATCGAATTACACACATCAATCCGTAAATGGTTCTGAATTAATAAACATTATCACTATTGCTGAATCATATGGTAACCAAGCAAATGTAGGTGGTAGAGCTGATATAAAAAGTGGTTCTATTAATGCAAAAAAAGGAGTACAGGACTATGATTTACAAGCTTTATGGGGTGCAGTAAGTGAAAGTGGAGAAAGAATTGATGTAACTAAGGTATTTCACGAAGCCTCACCTGCTATTCAAAGATTCTTTGACCCCTATTCGGTAAGTGGACAAGGAACTCTTAATTTAATTGATGAATTTGGATTCGGTTCATTCTCACCAGCAGCACAATTTATTATGATGCCTATTTACGAGGATTTATTAAGAATTCAACAAATAGAATTCAATGACCAGATTAGAAAATCAGCACATACATTTAATATAGTAAATAATAAATTACAAGTTTTTCCAATACCCGAAAAGGACTATCTATATCATTTCGAATATCAAGTTGTGAAAGAGGTTAGAGAAGCATCAACTGTTATTCTACCAAATGTAGTATCTGATTATTCAAACATAGGATATAATTTTGCTAAATACCTTAATATCAATGATGTTGGTAAACAATGGATTAGAAAATATACACTTGCTTTGGCAAAGGAAATATTGGGTGCAGTTAGAGAAAAATATTCATCTGTTCCAATTCCTGGTTCAGACGTATCGTTAGATGGTGCGGCTTTAAGAGCCGAAGCACAAACAGAGAAGGATAACTTAGTAGAACAACTAAGAGAAAACTTAAATGAAGTAAGTAAGAAACAACGAATGGAGAATGAAGCAGCAATGGTCGACCAACAACAGACCGTTATGAATAAAGTTCCATTAGCAATTTATGTAGGATAATATTATGCCAAAGTTTTTCAATGCAAAGGATTTAGATTTCATAAAAACTATTTCAGAAGAAGTAGTTGATTATGTAGTAGAGCAAGCAATTGTTTTATTTAAAGTATCAGTTGGTGAAACCAAAACAAATTTATACGGAGAATCTCTCGGTAAGGTATGGAGAGCACCTTCTACATTAATGTGTATTGTAGATAGAGAACCAATAAATATTGTATATGAGGGTTTTGGTGCAGATAGACAGGGTATGGTTGAATTTAGATTTAATATACAGAGAATCCGAGAAACTTCATATGCAGTTCCAAAGGTTAGAGATATAAATGGTACACTCATACCAACAGAAGCCATACAAAATGTAGAAGTTGGATATCCTGAAATTGGTGATGTTATTTTATTTGATGGAATATACTATGAATTAGATAATGTTAGAGAACCACAATGGATTGGTGGACAACCTGAAATATATGATAAAGAAACTAATACGTTTGCAGATGCAAGTAATCAACTAATAGCTTCAGGAATTATGGTAAGAAGAAGCCAAGTACAAATAGATGAAAGAACAATATAATGGCAGTAGACCCACTAAAAAATCTTCCGATAAATAGAGGAGAGCAATTAAAAATAGAAGCACCTATCCAAGAAAAAGGAAGAGGGGTTCGTTTATATGATGTTGATTTGGCCATAGCCGAACACATGATAGATACTGTTGTACCATCTATTGAAGTATTTAGAGAAAAAATAAAAGTACCTGTAATGTATGGTAATCCTGAAAGATGGAAGGCCATTCAAAAAAATGGGTACTTAAGAGATAAAAACGGACAATTACAAATTCCTCTTATAATGTTTAAGAGAAATTCAATTGAACGAGATGAAGGAATGTCATCTACTATGAATCGTCATGTATCTTATCCATCAATATCAAAATATTCTAAAAAACATAAATACGATAAGTTTTCAGCAATGACTGGTACGGCAAGACCAGTTGAAATATTTGATGTTGTAATGCCAGATTATGTTACAATTTCATATGAAGTACTAGTATGGACTGATTTTACAGAACATATGAATAAGATAGTAGAGGCGTTTCAATATGCTACTGATGAATATTGGGGTGATAAAAGTGGATTTAAGTTTAGAGTAAAAATTGATTCATTTGATAATACTACCGAAGTTGGTGAGGGTTCTCAGCGAATAGTTAGAACTACATTTACTATGATGGTAAATGCTTACCTATTACCAGAACAATTTAACAACGAAACAACTCATAAGAAATCCCTATCTCCAAAAAAGGTAGTTTGGGGATTAGAAACTGATTTAACTGGATTATCTGGTGGAAATGGAACAAATTCTGAAGTTAAAAAGAAAATGTATAACGAATATTCTGATATAATTGATTTTATGTCTATTCGTGGTTCAAAACAGGCTACTTTTGTAGATGATGATAGTGTAAAATTAACATCTGTTGATTTGCCTAAATTACCACCTGAATTAAACGGAGTATTTAATACGGATGATTGGTTTAGAGTATATGTAAATGGTGTATATGTTGCACATCAAAAATATAATTATGAAGAAGTAGGAACAGAGATTACTTTTAATTTCAATACAGGTTCTTTATCAGAAGGTGGTACATATCCAACGGATTTAGTTTCATCACAAACTGAATTGGGCTATATTGTATCAAGTTCAGATGAAATCGGTATAACAGGTAAATTTATAGAATTATAACATTATGGCACTAAAAGATTTACAAACTATTTTACAACAAGTTCACGAACCAGATGAATATCAACTGGTTGTTCAAAACATGTCTCATAACTTATATTGGATATGGAAACTTGAAAATGCAAAATTAAAAGATTTAGAATTAAATTTACGCGTTTTTAGACCCGAACACGCACGATTTGATATATTTATAAACGGACAATATGTTTTAGAACAAGATTATCTATTCTCAACAAGTGGAAGGGATATTTTGATAAAATTTAAAAAGGCAAATTTCGATTATTTGTTAGCTATAAGCGATGTAATCAAAATAGAAGGGGATATACAGGTATACTAATGAGCACAAAACAAAAACCAAATATTATAACTCCTTTTAATGATAGAGCTAGATTTAAGGCGTTGGTTCAAGAAGTAATTAATGATACAACCATTTTTACTCATATACCAGATTCTATTTCATTAGATGGTGTTCTATTTACACTTACTTTTTCTAATAAAAAGTTTGTATTTGAAGACATGAAAGTGGATAATTTAGCAGACTACATTGATTTGTATTTACAGGGAGTAAAAAAATCTGCAGAAACATATTCGGTTACAGATAACGGAACAAATATAATATTAGAAACAAACCAATCCATTACAATGAGTCCTGGCTCTATCGTTAGTACTGATTTCTTGGTTAAAGGTAAAATAGTAAGTAGATAGTATGGCAACGTTAATTTCGAGTAAACAGATACAGGGTGTAGTAACCGCTTCGGTAATCCAAGGTGATTTTACCGTAGAGGGTGCTGGAGCAGTAGATTTTTCTTTAGCTTCAAGTGTTTCTGGTTCATTTACTGGTTCATTTCAAGGAGATGGTTCATCTTTAATTGGAATATCATATAGTAACCTTACAAACTTACCAACTCTTTTTAGTGGTTCATCTCAAGTTGATATAACTCAGACAGATGGTTTTACTGCATTCAGTTCATCTATTGCAACATCACTTAGTACAGTTGATACTGATGACCAAATAGTTTCTTTTAACTCGGTATCTAAAGTATTAACTATTTCAGAAGGAAACTCTGTTGATTTATCTTCACTTGGTGGTGGAGGAGGAGGAGGTTCATCTATATGGTCAACCGGTTCTGCATGGTATTATGTATCTTCTGATTTTAAAATAACAGGTTCTTTAGAAGCAACTTCACTTACAGGTTCAATAGATTATTCAAATCTTACAAATGTACCTTCATTAATTAGTGGAAGTTCTCAATTAACTTCATCTTATGATTTAAGATATGCATTAAGTGGTTCTGGTGGTGGAGGTGGAGATATAACACATCTTAACACATTCACTTCTTCAATTCAAACTGAAGTAGATGCAATTTCATCAACAACATCCTCTTATTTAACCCAAACTCCAGCTGGTACAATAAGTGGTTCGGAACAACTTCCAAGTGGAATAATTTCAAGTTCAGTTCAAATATTAGGTGGAACAGGAATATTAAGCGGTTCACATTCAGATGTAGGTTCACTAAATACATTCACCTCTTCAATAGAAACAAGAGTTGATGGAATCTCATCAGCAACTTCTTCTTACTTAACATCAATTGATGGTGGAACAGTAAGTGGTTCAGAACAAATTACTGGTTTAGGATTCATTTCCTCATCAGATTCAACTACATCGATAAATACATTCACTTCATCTATACAAACTGAAGTAGATGCATTATCTGCATCAACATCATCTTATTTAACAAGTGAAACCGATTCTCAAACACTTTCTGTAAGTGGAGATCAATTAACAATAACAAGTGGTAATACTGTAACTATCCCAACAGGTTCGGAATTACCATCAGGAACTATAAGTGGCTCTAAACAAATAACTGATTTAGGATTTATTTCTTCATCTCATTCGGATGTAGCCAATCTAAACACTTTCACAAGTTCAATACAAACAGAAGTTGATGCAATTTCTGCAACAACATCCTCTTATTTAACTCAGGCTCCAGCCGGAACAATTAGTGGTTCATCTCAAGTAGATTACGATGTTCTAACTGGTGGTAAAGGATTACTTAGTGGTTCTCATCCAATTACAGAATTAAATACATATACAGCTTCAACTGATTTAAGAATAACTCAATTAGAAACTGATAGTGGTTCTCAAGATCAACGAATTGATTCATTAGAATCCTTTACAGGTTCATTAGATGCAACATATGCAACTGATGTTAGTGTAACATCACTATCATCATCAATTGATTCAAGAATTGATTCACTATCTCATAGTGATAATACATCATTAAACACATTTACATCTTCAATTCAAACTGAAGTAGATGCAATTTCATCAACAACTTCATCTTATTTAACATCAAGTGGTTCGGTTGATTATACAGATATAACATCAATTCCAGGTGGATTGATTTCAAGTTCGGTTCAAGTATTAGGAGGAACTGATATATTAAGTGGTTCTCATCCAATTGGTAACTTAAATATATTTACTTCTTCAATACAAACTGAAGTAGATGGTATAAGTGCATCAACTTCATCATATTTAACACAAACACCTGTTGGAACTATTAGTGGTTCTTCACAACTTACATCATCGTATGATTCTAGATATGTTATAAATCAAGCACCAACCGCAACTTTTACAAATAATACTGGTAACTTTAATTCAAACTTATCAACAAATGGTAAAACAATGGTTAGTATGAGTGTTTCTGATTCAGAAAGTAACTCACCATTTTCAGCTTCATTAGGAGGCTCAAATGGTTCATCATTTGATTTAGTTTACAGTAATGCAGCTTCAAGTTCAATTGGTATTCATGCAGGAAGTAATTTATCAGCAGGAACTTATACATATGATGTTTCTGTATTCGACACATTTGATAAATCAACAGTATATAGTAGTAGAACAATCACAGTTGCACAAGCAGATGATGGTACTTTGGGTGGAGATACAACATCATATATTATAGAATCTGCTAACATTAATGATTCAATTAGAGATGCAAGTGGTTTCGGAGCAGGTAACACATCACAGTTAAGTGTATCTTACTCACCAGACTATGGTTCACAAGTCGTTTCCACGTACAGTTCACTTAATCCTGCTATTTTAGTAGATAATAGTGGTAATTTAACCATAGGTAGAAATCTAAAAGGTTCAGGAACAGGTAGTGGAGATACTATTAGTTCAAATATAACATTTACAGACCAGTATAACAACTCTGATACAACTTCAGTTACTATAAATGTATTTGCAAATCATCACCCAAGTGCATCATTTAGTGATATTACTGGTGATATGAATACAAACGAAGCAACCGCTAGTGTTGACTTGGTAAATGTAACAATAACTGATACAGAAGGAGATACTCCATACTCTGCATCGTTAAGTGGAACAGATGCATCCTCTTTCCAATTACAATATAACAATTCAAACTCATCATCAGTTGATATTCAATCATCAGGAGATTTGTTATCTAATGAATACTCATATACATTTAACACATTTGATAATTTTGGTAAAAGTAACTCATATGATAGAAGTTTAATAATATCACAATCAGATACAGGTACATTGAGTACTAATGGTACGTTCTATATAATAGAATCAGCAACAAGTGGTAACACAATACGATTAAATTCAGATGGTAGAACAGGAACACAAGGAGATTTATCAGTTTCTTACTCACCTAACTATGGTTCACAAGTTGTACAAGAATTTACTTCTTCAAACGCATTAATTGCAGTTAATTCAAGTGGTAATTTAACAGTTGGTAGTAATATAAGTGGAAGTAGTGAGACAAGTGGAGATACTATTAACTCAAATATAACATTTTCTGACCAATATGGAAATGTTGGTAGTGGAAGTATAAGTGTTAATGTAACAACTAACAATGCACCTGATATTGTATTCAGTAATTCATCAATATTAAACACAAATCAAGCAACCGGTTCAAGTGGAACATTAGTTACCTTAACATTTAGTGATACTGAATCAGATTCTATTGATTATGATAATGTATCGTTCACAGATTCATCTGGCCAGTTAACTTTAACCCAAAGTTCTAATACTTGGTTACTAACCACTAACTCACAGTTAAGTGCATCAAGTTATACGTTTAGTGCTTCGGTAGATGATATACATTCATTTAGAACAAATACAGAAGGACACACAATAAGTATTGCACAATCAGATACCGGTAGTTTAACTGGAGATACAACAATGTATATTATCGAATCTACTGGTAGTGGAGCCCCATTTAGAGATGCAACAGGATATGAAAATGGAAACCTTGCACAAATAGGAGTAACCTATTCTCCAAACTATGGTTCACAGACAGTACAAACTTTTAGCTCCCAAAACCCAGCAATTGCAGTAGATAATAGTGGTAATTTAACTTTAGGTGTAACTATTAGTGGTTCTGTAACACAAAGTGGAGATACAATATCAAGTATAATAACATATACAGACCAATATGGAAATGTTGGTAATCAATCTATAACATCAACAGTATTTGGAAACGCTTCACCAGCAGCTTCGTTTACCGCAACTTCAAATTATGAAACGGATAACTCAACAAGTGGTTCTGATGCAGGAGCATTAACTGTATCTGATACAGAAAGTGATAACCCATTTGTGGTAACACTTGCTGGCACAGATGGTAGTAAATTTGATGTAAGTGGTACAAGTTCACCATTTGAAATACAACCAACAGGTTCATTAGCAGCTGGAACTTATTCAATTAACATAACTGTAACAGATAGTTATTCAGAATCAATAACATTATCAAATCAAACAATGACGGTAACTACATCAGCAGTATATGGAACAATATATGTTTATTATTCGAATTATGGTTCGGATGCAGGATTTAGCTCAAATTATAATGGATTAATGGGAGCGGATACTTTAAATAGTGATGTTCCACCACAAGTTACTGCTTATACCGAAAATACATCATCCCCTTATTATAAATTTAAGGCCGGTGATATAGGAAGTACAAGTATTAGTTTAGCTGGTGGTAAAAATGCAACATTGGCCGCTACAATTAGTGGTTCAAACTTAAATACCGCAATATCTGCTTCGGCAGCAGCAATGAGTTGGGCAAGTGGAGTACAATCATTAATATTATTTCCAAGTGGTTCTGATATGGGAGGGATTCCATCATCTATGATAGATGGTTTTGGTGGAAGTACAACTGGTCAATATGTTTTAGTAGAATACGCTGATGGAACAAGTGCACCTTTAGGAGCTACTGATTCAATGTTACATTCAATTATATTGGATTCAGCAAAAGATGGATTTGCAGAGTGGTTCGTATTAGGTGCCAAGGCACAAAACTCAGCATCAACAATGAGATTAAAAGTATTAGCAGTTTCTGGTTCATTAGGAGCTTTTTAATAACAAAATATTTATATAATAGAATAAGGAATAAAAGAAAAAATAAATGCCAAGTATAAGTTCAAAATTACAGTTAACCTCCGCAGCGATATCCGCGAATACGGCCCTAGCCGATATTCAAAGGATAAAGGGTGCATTTAAGGTCTATACTTCTACTGTATTGAATTCTACTTCAGTAAATTACTTTTCTGATGGACAGATAGTATTTGTTGAAGATAGTGGTTCATTATATAGAGCAACCGTAACATTAGCAGATTATGTAAGTACTTTTAGTGATACCGTAGCTTTTTCTGAATTCTCATTCAATAGTGGTTCATTTATGAGTGGTTCATTCGATGGTGTTAATACATTAACATTATTCGGACAAAATCTACAAGGTTCAGACCAAATATCAATGTCAATCGATTTATCTGCACTAACTGGTTCTGCTGGTGGTGGTGGTTCAACTTCTTGGATGGGACAATTATTAGATGTATCTACTGCTTCCTTAGATGATGGAGATGTTCTTGCATGGAACGCCTCAGCTGCACAATGGCAACCAACAAATGTATCAGGTACAGGAGATATTTCAGCAGTATTTGCTGGAGATGGTTTAAGTGGTGGTGGAACTCAAGGTTCTTTATCACTTGATGTTAATGCAGGAGATGGAATTGTATTAAATTCCAACGGTGTAAATGTCAATACAGGTTCCGTTCATTTTACCGATGGAGTTAGTAAACTTGTAATTGATGGTGGAGAAATATAAAAAAATTAATTTTATCGATGTGAATAATCTTATTATTCATATTTATAATAGATAAACATCCTATATAGGGTTTTTTAAGGGCAAATGTCCCGTTGAACAATTGGTTACATAATTATTTAAAAACTAAATAAAGGTTTTCAGAAAAAATAACAAAACAAATTTAAAAAGGAAAAAACAAAATGGCACAAATAATTAAACACAGGAGAGGTAATCTTGAAGGACTGGCTTCAGCAACAACACGAGCAGGTGAACTGTTAGTTGTTACTGGTTCGAGTGGCTTAGGGACTATCGCGAATGGGGCAGACTTAGTATTTGTTGGTATTGATGGTTCAACGGCCAGTCCAGTAAATAAAATTTTACAAGGAACAACCGTACCAGATTTAACAGGAGCATCATATAATACATATATTGATGGTATTCCGTTCTTCGATACTGATGATCAAAAACTATACATACTTAACAAAGGTGGAAACATCGAGGTTAAAGCAACTCCTCAAACTGGTGGAACTGGAATAATGTCTGGTTCAGCCCAAATCGGATCTACAGAAGTAACTAATGCAATGTTAGCCAACGATGGTATTACTATCGCTGGAGCTGATACTTCATTAGGAGGGACAATTACTGCTAATACAATAGCATTGGCAATCGGAACAGTAGTTACTGGTTCGGATCAAATTGCTACAACATTCGCACAAACTATTTTAGATGATGCAAACGCAGGAGCAGTTAGAACTACAATAGGTGTAGATGCTGCTGGAACTGATAATTCAACTGCTGTAACAATTGCTGCAGGGAGAGATTATGTAACACTATCAAGTCAAGCATTAACTCTTGGAGAAATTGATATATCTGATGATACTAACTTAGCTGTTGGTGATACAACTAACGTTGATATGATACTAACTGGAGACACTTTAACTGCAAACTTAAAAGGTGGAGTAATAAGTGGTTCAGCTCAAGTTGTTTCATCTCTTTCTAATCAGGCAACTGATTTTGGAAGTGGTAGAATAAGTGGTGAATTGATTGGTGATTTAGCAGGAACTTCAACTATAACAGGTTCATTTGTTGGTAGTGGAGCATCTCTTACAGGACTTGGAACTGATTTAATAATATCTGGCGGATCTGGAAATGATTCAGTTGCTTTATTAACTGATCATTTAACTTTCGCAGGAACTTCAAACGAAGTAGATACCGCAATAACTAATAACACAGTAACAATTGGTTTACCACAAGATGTAACAATCAGTAGAAACTTAACTGTAACTGGTGATTTTCAAGTTGCTGGTACAACTACAACTGTTGATTCTACAGTCGTTCAAATATCTGATAATATATTAGAATTGAATGGTAGTGGTGCAACGAATGGTGGACTTTGGATTAAAGATGCAACAGGAGCAACAACTACAACTGGTTCTATTATATATGATACAACTAATGATGTATGGAAAGCTGGTGTAAAATCTTCAGAAATTGAAATAGCTCAAATTAGTGGAGCACAAACTTTTACTAATAAAACTTTAACAAGTCCAGTCTTAGTAACACCCGCATTAGGTACACCAGCAAGTGGTGTAGCAACAAACCTAACAGGAACAGCAGCTGGTTTAACAGTTGGTGCAACCACAGGAGTTGAAGCAGGTGCCGATGTAACAGATACGGCTAATGTAACTTCAGCAGGTGCATTAATGGATTCAGAAGTAACAAATCTAGCATTTGTAAAAGCTTTAGCTAAAGGTATTTCAGATGGAAATGTTTTAACAGCTAATGATGTAGTAGCAGATAATGATTTTCTTAGAATTAATGGAACAGAAGTAGAAGGTTTAACCTCAGCTGAAGTTCTAACTGCATTAAATGTAGAAGCTGGTGCAACAGCCGACCAAAGTAACGCAGAAATTGTAGCAGCCGTTGAAGCTGGTACAGATTCAAATACATTTACAGATGCTGACCATTCGAAATTAAATGCGATTGAGGCAAGTGCAGATGTAACCGATACGGCCAATGTAACTGCAGCAGGTGCATTAATGGATAGTGAAGTAGATGCAGATATCAAAACACTAACATTACCGGCAAGTACAACAATTTCAACCTTTGGAGCAACACTTGTAGATGATGCAGATGCATCAACTGCAAGAACAACTTTAGGATTGGGTTCTATTGCATTATTGAGTGCAATTGATATCTCTGCTAATACTAACTTAGCGGTATCAGATACAACTAACGTTGATATGATACTAACTGGTGATACAATATCAGCTAACCTAACAGGTGGAGTAATAAGTGGTTCATCACAAGTTGTTTCATCTCTTTCTAATCAGGCAACTGATTTTGGAAGTGGTAGAATAAGTGGAGCATCCATTGGTGATGTTGCAGGAACTTCAACTATAACAGGTTCATTTGTTGGTGATGGTTCATCATTAACAGGTGTTGCAAGTACTCTTGATATTAGTGGTTCTTCTGGAAACGGTTCAATTGCTCTTAAAACACAAGATTTAAGTATTGTTGGTACATCCAATGAAATTGAAACTTCTGTATCAGGACAAACTATAACTGTTGGTATTGTAACAAATCCAACTTTAACTGGTAATGTAACTGTAACTGGTAATCTAAGTGTTGAAGGTACAACTACAACTATTGATTCTACAACGGTAAACATCGGTGATAGAATTATTGAACTTAATTACGCTGGAGGTACGGGAGATGCTGGACTTTTAGTTAGTGATATAGATGGTGGTTCTACAACAAGTGGTTCATTACTATGGGATGCTTCAACTGATTATTGGATGGCTGGAAAACTTGGAAGTGAAAAGGAAATTGCAACATTAAACGCTTCTCCTACTTCTAATACAGTTCTAAAAGCAAACGCTAGTGGATTATTAGTTGATTCTGTACTTTCAGATGATGGTACTGATGCAACGTTTAGTGGTGATATTACTGTAACTGGTTTAGCCGCCGGTGCAAACGGAGCTTTCTTATATACTGATGCTAACGAAAAGTTACAAGCTGTTGATGCTTCAACTGCTGGTGATGTAATTCAATGGAATGGTTCTTCATTTGTTGCGAGTAACTCAATAGATGGTGGTACATTCTAATCGGAATATACTTAAAAAACGAATCCCCCCTCGAAAGTTGGGGGATTTTTTTATACTTTTATTTTTTCTATACTTATATACGTGGGATAAAGTCACAGAAAACTCCAATTTTATAAAGGAGTGATATTTATATACAACAAACAGGAATTATCAGATAAATGGCTGCAATACTAAAATTAAGAAGAGGAACTTCATTCACATCACTTCAGGAATCTGAATTGTTCTATAATACATCACTTGAAACTATTGTTATTGGTGATGGTAGTGGCTCAAACACGAGCTCTAAGATACTTGTAAAACTAAATGAATCAAATAGTGGTTCACTTCATTTATTGTCAGATATTACAGGTTCACATATATCGGCAAGTGGAGATATCTATGCATCGAGTATAGAAACAACAGGAGATGCAACCATCGGTGGAAACATTGTATTGGCCGGTAATATTTTCTTAGGAGATGGAGATAATTCATCCGATAATGTTAGTATTAATTCATCATTTAGTGGTTCGTTCCTCCCAACTGCAGATGCAGTATTTACTTTAGGTACTCCATCAAAAAGATATTTAGATATAAGAGTAGTAAGTGCTTCAATTGAATCTATATCACTTCCTGGTAGTACAATACTTTCATCCTCAGTAACAAATTTTACTAATTACTCACAATCAGTAGATAGTAGATTAGATATAGAAGAAGTAAAAAGTGTAATTTTAGAAACAGTAACATCATCTTTAGATAGTAGATTAGATGTTGAAGAAGCAAAAAGTGTAATTTTAGAAACAGTAACATCATCTTTAGATAGTAGAATTGGTCAATTAGAAACTGATACTGGTTCACAAGATAATAGATTAGATAACTTAGAATCAACTACTTCATCACTTGATAGTAGAGTTGGTCAATTAGAAACTGATACTGGTTCACAAGATGGTAGATTAGATAACTTAGAACTAACATCAGCATCTCACGATAGTAGATTAGATATAGAAGAAGCAAAAAGTGTAATTTTAGAAACAGTAACTTCTTCACTTGATAGTAGATTAGATATAGAAGAAGCAAAAAGTGTAATTTTAGAAACAGTAACATCATCTTTAGATAGTAGATTAGACCAAGTAGAAGTAATAACCTCTTCTCTAAATTCCACTTACGAATCAATTGGTAACGGAATAGTTAGTGGTTCATCTCAAGTAAATTATTCATCACTTAGTGGAATAAATAACGATATAGTTTCTGCATCAACTGATACTAATCAAGTTGATATAATTATCAATGATGGTAGTATATCCGCAAACTTAAAAGGAGGTGTAGTAAGTGGTTCAATACAAATATTAGGTGGAAGTACAATTCTTTCATCATCAAACGAAACTTTTACCACATTTTCATCTTCAGTTGATACTCGATTAGATACAATAGAAGGGCCACTTTCTACATCAATAGATAGTAGATTAGATTTACTAAGTAATGTATCTCATTCACATTCAAACAAAACTCAACTTGATAATATAAATCAAAATTTATCAACAACATCAGATGTAACATTTAATACTGGTTCGTTTACTGGTAATGTTACGGTGACAGGAGATTTAACTGTTTTAGGAGATGCAACAGAAATCTCAACAACAGAATTACGAATTGAAGATAAATTAATAACGGTTGCAAGTGGTTCAGCCGATTCAGCAGCTGCTGATGGTGCTGGTATCGAGATAGATGGTGCTGGTAAATCATTACAATGGGATCACAATACAACTTCCTTCGTATTAGATGCAAAAGTAAGTTCATCAGTAGGATTTAAAGGAGAAGGTGGGGAACTAACAGGTATTGATACCGACCAAGTTACCGAAGCTGGTAACCTTTATTATACAGATGCTAGAGTAAAAACAAAATTAGATGCCGAAACAGTAATTAGTGGTTCATCTCAAGTTACTGGTGATTTAGATTCAAGATATGAATCAATTGGTAATGGAATAGTTAGTGGTTCATCTCAAGTAGATGCTGACCAAACAACTGGTTGGATAGCTGATGTAAGAAAACAAATAGATAATGTAGGATTAATATCAGGTTCTGTACAAGTAAATGCAAATACAATAACTAATTTCGATAGTAATGTAAAAACAAAATTAGATGCAGATGCGGTACATAGTGGTTCATTCTTAGGAACATCAACTACCGCAAACTTATCCGAAAATACAAACCTTTATTATACAGATGCAAGAGTAAAAACAAAATTAGATGCTGAAACAGTAATTAGTGGTTCATCTCAAGTAACTTATTCAAGTATTACAGGAATACCAACAACTATAACTGGTGGACAAGCATCTGCTATTATAGCCAACACATCAAAGGTTGGATATACAGATGCATTGGTAAAATTAAAAACTGATGCAGATAATGTACATAGTGGTTCTTTCTTAGGAACATCAACTACAAGTGATTTAACAGAAGGTACTAATTTATACTATTCAGAAACAAGATTTAGTTCTTCTTTAGATAAGAGAGGAATAATTAGTGGTTCTACATTTAGTTCACCAACACAAGGTACTGTACGAGCTACAATTAATGGAGCAAATACTGATGTTGATACTGGTTTACAAACTGGTGACTCACCAACATTCACTACATTAACACTTTCAAGTGTTGCATCGGGTGGTTCATCTGATTACGATGCATTATTTAACGTAGGAGGATTATTTAAGAAAAGAACACTAGGAACATCAGCATTTTATGCAGTATCTGCTTCTATTGCAGATGACCCTAACTCTGTACCAACAACAAAAGCTGTAAATGATGCTTTAGTTGCCGCAGGTGCTGGAGATATTACAGCAGTAAACTCTACAACAACAATATCACCAACTACGACAGGTTTAATACACACAGAAGAAGGAACAAGTGATGCTGGTGCATATGGTAATACTGGTAATATAGTTATTGCAATTGATACTGGTTCAGCTCACTTTGTAAATGGAGTTTCAGCAGCTGGTGCACCTTCAGGAACAGTTTCAGGTTCTCAACAAGTAATTGACCATTTACCAACTGGTACTGTTAGTAGTTCAGCTCAATTAGCAAACTCAACAGTATCTAACGAATCATTAAACTCTTATAGTGCATCTGCAATTACTGCAACTGCAGTACAAGATTCAAGATTAGGTTTCTTATCAACTGAAACAGGTTCTATATCAACTGAACAAGGAGTACAAGACCAAAGATTAACTGCAATTGAATCTGTAAGTGGTTCATTCTTAACTGGAACAATTGATATTTCAAGTGGAACAAATTTAGCAGTATCTGATACAACTAATGTTGATATGATTTTAACTGGAGATACATTAACTGCAAACTTAAAAGGTGGTGTAATTAGTGGTTCTTCTCAAGTAGACCATGATTCAACTACAAACTTTGTAGCAAACGAACATATTGACCACTCATCAATTACTCTTGGCAGTGGTAAAGGTTTAAGTGGTGGTGGTACTATTGATACAAATAGAAGTTTATCATTAGATACTGGTTCAGTACACTTCCAAGAAGGAGTTGAATTAGTACTTCCAGCAGGAACAGTAAGTGGTTCATCTCAAGTACAAATAAATTCAGTTACTGGATTCTCTGCTGTAAGTACATCACTTGATGATAGAATAGATACTTTAGAAGGTGATACTCATGAAAATGTATTAACGTTCGGTGATACTGCAAATATTGATTTAATAAGAACTACAAATAATATAACTGCAAATATTAAAGGAGGAATCTTTAGTGGTTCTGTTCAAATAGCAGCAGGTGGTGATTTAAGTGGTAATGTTGATTCATTAACTGTTGGAAGTGTACAAGGAGTTGCATTAACAAGTGGTGAGGCTACTCAAATAGCAGCTATTGGTACAAACACAATCTCAGCAACACAATGGGGATACTTAGGAGCTTCTAATCAAGGAATAACAACAACTTCAGATGTAACTTTCGCAAGTGCTTCATTAAGTAATGTTGTAATTAGTGGAAACTTAACTGTACTTGGTGATTCTGTTGCAATAAATGTTTCAGACCTTAAGATAGAAGATAAATTAATAACAGTTGCAAGTGGTTCAACAGATTCAGCAACCGCCGATGGTGCAGGTATCGAAATAGCAGGAGCTAATGAATCAATTACTTGGAATCATGCAAATACACGATTTAATATATCAGATGATATTCATGTAACTGGAACTATAAAAGCAACCGATGATATTATTGCATTTTCATCATCAGATAGAGAGTTAAAAAACAATATTTTACCAATTACCAGCCCACTTGAAAAAATAAATAAAATTGGAGGGTATTCTTTTGATTGGAATACTGAAAAACAACATATTTATAAAGGTAAAGATTATGGTGTAATTGCTCAAGAAATTGAAAAAATCTTACCAGAATTAGTACAAACTCGTGAAGATGGATATAAAGCAGTTAAATATGATAAATTGGTTTCATTATTAATTGAGGGTATTAAGGATTTATCGAAAGAAGTTGATGAATTGAAAAGAAAAATAGAAAAATAATATAGGATACACAACTATGGCTCAAATAATTAAATTAAAAAGAAATATTGCTGCTGGTAATAAACCAACTACATCTGATTTATCAATTGGTGAGTTAGCAATGAACGTTCACGATGGAAAAGTTTTCCTTCGTAAAAGTGGTTCTGCTGGTGAGGGTGATAATATTAAAGAAATTGTTACACTTGATCATGAAGGTACTCTAAGTGGTTCAGTAAGTATAGTAGGTATAGTTTCAGCTTCAGCTTTTCAAGGTGATGGTTCTGCTTTAACAGGTATTTCAGTATCTCAAAATGCAACTGTAAAACAATCTTTTACAAATGCTGATACATGGAGTGTAGAACATAACTTATCTACTCCAAATGCAATTGTTCAAGTATATGATGCAAATGATTTTCAAATGATTCCTGCAACATTACAGATAATTGATGATGATAATGTAAGAGCAACTTTTCCAACTATACAAAGTGGATACGCGGTTGTTGCAAGAGGTGGTCAGATAGTTAGTGGTTCGGTAGATGTTGAAAATATTGCAGGACTTAGTGCAACAGTTTTAAACTCAATTAATGACAGAGCAGTATTTAGTGGTTCGGCTCAAGTATCCTTAAGTGGAGATGTAACTGGAACAGCTGCAGCTACTGTTATAGGAACTGTTGATGGAGAAACTTTTTAATTAAAAAAACATATTTATAATAAGTAAATAAAATAGGAATAAAAAAAAGATGATTATACATAACCCCAAAATTTCAGGCTCACTTCAATTTCCATCTGATGAGAATGGAAATTTAATAAGCTTAACCGTAGAAAACGGTACTCTTGAAACAAAAACCTTAAATTCAAGTGGAGTTGACCAATCTATTCAACCAGCGGTAAATTATTCTGGATCATTTACTGGTTCATTTGTAGGAGATGGTTCAAGTTTAACTGGAGTATCGGCAATTAATATAGATGCACTATCTTCTCTTGGTGGAGCTACGATTGCACAAGGAGATAATTTAGTTATAAGTGATGCTGGAACAGAAAAGAAAGTAACTTTTTCTAATTTAGAAGATAGTGTATTTGGAAATATAAGTGGAGATGTAGTAATAGCAGCTGGGGGAGTTGCAACCATACAAGCAAATTCAGTAGTATTAACAACCGACACAACTGGTGATTATGTAGGAACAATTACTGGTGGAACTGGAATAACTTCAACCGCCGCAACAAGTGGTGAAGGTACAACTCACAGTTTAAGTGTAGATGCAGCTCAAACACAAATTACATCAGTTGGAACAATTGGAACTGGTACTTGGCAAGGAACTACGATAGCTGTTAATCAAGGTGGAACAGGAGTAACAACTAAAACAGGAACAGGAAATGTAGTATTATCAAGTTCACCAACATTGGTAACACCAGCTTTAGGAACACCATCAGCATTAGTTGGTACAAATATTAGTGGAACAGCAGCAAGTTTAACAGTTGGTGCAACCACAGGAGTTGAAGCAGGTGCCGATGTAACAGATGCAGCAAATGTATTAACTTCTCTTCCAGCAGGAGTAGTATCAGGTTCAGACCAAGTTGCTTCAACATTCGCACAAACTATTTTAGATGATACAACTGCTGGTGGTGTTAGAACTACAATCGGAGTTGATGCTGCAGGAACAGTAAATTATACCTTACCAACTAACTTAGCTGGTGATGCTGTAGATATCGATACAACTGCATTGACAGGGGCAACTATAATATCAGATTTAGATATTAATATAACAACGAACACGAGTGGACTTGTAACAGATGCAAACGGAACTGTTGCAACAAGAGAATTAACAAAGGGTGATATTGGATTAGGTAATGTAGATAATACAACAGATGCTTTAAAACCAGTTTCAACTGCTGGTCAAACTGCATTGGATTTAAAAGCTAATTTAGCTTCACCAACATTAACTGGTAATCCAGTTGCACCAACACAAGCTGATAATGATAACTCTACTAAAATAGCAACAACTGCTTATGTACAAAGAGAAGTATCTGATTTACTAGGTGGAGCACCTGCAGCTTATGATACATTATTAGAAATTTCTGCAAGTATTGCAAACGGAGATTCTGATGTAGTTGCATTAACAACAACAGTAGGAACAAAATTAGCAAAAGCAAGTAACTTATCTGATTTATCAAATGCTGGAACTGCAAGAACAAATTTAGGAATTGCTGGAGGAACAGCAGGACATTTCTTAAAACACGATGGTACATTTGGTTTACCTTCTTATACAACAAATACGAATACAACATATTCTATTCAAGATGGAGAGTTATCACAAATTAACTTTACATCAGCCGATAATACTAAATTAGATGCAATCGAAGCATCAGCAGACGTAACGGATTCAACTAATGTAGTTGCTGCTTTAACCGCTGGTACAAATGTTACTATTTCTGCTGGAGGTACAATTGCTTCTACGGATACAAACACGACTTATTCAGTTGGTGCGGGTGGTTTAACACAACAAAACTTTACAACTACTCTAAAATCGAAATTAGATGCTATTGAAGCATCAGCAGATGTAACAGATGCAGCAAATGTATTAACTTCATTACCTGGTGGAACTGTTAGTGGTTCAGTACAAATAACACATGATAGTACAACTGGTTTTGTAGGAAACGAACATATTGATTGGACAACAGACCAAGGTGCTACTAATTTACATAGTGGAAATTATACGGATACAAATACAACGTACTCAGTAGGAGCTGGTGGTTTAACACAACAAAACTTTACAACTACTCTAAAATCTAAATTAGATGCAATCGAAGCATCAGCAGATGTAACGGATACAGCAAATGTTAAATCTGCATTAAACGCTTCTTTAGGTGGAACTGCAACATTCGGTGATTCATCTGATACAATTACAGTTGCTGGTAATTTAGTAGTAACTGGAACAACAACAACAGAAAACATTGAAACACTTAGTACTTCTAATGGAATTATATTTGAAGGAACAGTTGCTGATGATTTCGAAGGAACATTAAAGGCCGGTGGATTAACTGCTGATAGAGTTTATACATTACCAGATACAACAGGAACAGTTGCATTAACTTCTCAATTAGCTACTGTTGGTGATGGGGGATTAACTCAAATTAACTTTACATCGGCAGATAATACTAAATTAGATGGTATTGAAACTTCTGCAACGGCTGACCAAACAGCAGCAGAGATTAGAACTTTAGTAGGAACTGGAAATAGTAATTTCGTTCCATCAGCAGGAACAGCAGGACATTTCTTAAAACATGACGGAACATTCGGAATACCTTCATATACTACCAATACCAATACAACATATTCAGTTGGTGATGGTGGATTAACTACCAATGACTTTACAGATGCTGACCATTCAAAACTAAATGCAATTGAAGCAAGTGCTACGGCAGATCAATCAAATGCAGAAATTGTAGCAGCCGTTGAAGCTGGTACAGATTCAAATACATTTACAGATGCTGACCATTCAAAACTAAATGCAATCGAAGCATCAGCAGATGTAACGGATTCAACTAATGTAGTTGCTGCTTTAACCGCTGGTACAAATGTTACTATTTCTGCTGGAGGTACAATTGCTTCTACGGATACAAACACAACGTACTCAGTTGGTGCGGGTGGTTTAACACAACAAAACTTTACAACTACTCTAAAATCTAAATTAGATGCTATTGAAGCATCAGCAACGGCTGACCAATCAGCAGCTGAAATAAGAACTTTAGTAGGAACTGGAAATAGTAACTTTGTACCGGTAGCTGGTACAGTAGGACATTTCCTAAAACACGATGGTACTTTTGGTTTACCTTCATACACTACTAATACGGATACAAACACTCAACTATCACAAGAACAAGTTGAAGATTTCGTTGGTGGAATGTTAGGTGGAACTGAGACAGGAATAACTGTAACTTATCAAGATACAACTGGTGATATTGATTTCGTAGTAGCAACACAATCGGATGTTAACTTCACTTCAGCTTTAAACACTAAATTAAGTGGAATTGAAACCTCAGCAACCGCTGACCAATCAGCAGCTGAAATAAGAAGTTTAGTAGGAACTGGAAATAGTAATTTCGTACCAGTAGCTGGAACAGTAGGACATTTCTTAAAACACGATGGTTCATTTGGTTTACCTTCATATACTACTAATACGGATACAAATACTCAGTTATCAACTGAAGCAGTACAAGATATAGTAGGTGCTATGTTTAGTGGAAACACCGAAACAAGAATATCTGCTACATATGTAGATGGAGATGGAACTATTGATTTAGTTGCAGATGATATGACGGCCAACACAAATACTACAACAACGGCCGATGTTAAATCTGCATTAAACGCTTCTTTAGGTGGTGCCGCTACAATCGGTGATTCATCTGATACAATCACATTCCCTGGTAGTATAACCGTAACCGGTACAACAACTACAAATAATGTAGCAACTGTATCAACAAGTAACGGTGTGATATTTGAAGGAAACGCGGCAGATGCATATGAAGTAACATTACTTGCAGGAAGTGTAACAGCTGATAGAACAATAACATTACCAGATACAACAGGAACAGTTGCATTAACTTCTCAATTAGCTACTGTTGGTGCGGGTGGTTTAACACAACAAAACTTTACAACTACTCTAAAATCTAAATTAGATGCTATTGAAGCATCAGCAACCGCTGACCAAACAGCAGCTCAAATAAGAACTCTTGTTGGAACTGGAAATAGTAATTTCGTTCCATCAGCAGGAACTGCAGGACATTTCCTAAAACACGATGGTTCATTTGGTTTACCTTCATATACTACTAATACCAACACTACATATTCAGTAGGAGATGGTGGATTAACACAGATAAACTTTACTTCAGCCGATAATACTAAATTAGATGGTATTGAAACTTCTGCAACTGCTGACCAAACAAAAGCTGATATAAATGCTTTAGATATCACAGAAGTTGGAACAATTTCAAGTGGTGTATGGCAAGGTAGTGTTATCGCAGATGCATACTTATCAACAAATACGGCACACTTAAGTGGAACACAAACATTAAGTGGAGCTAAAACATTCTCTAACACAACCGCTTCTACAACTAAAACAACCGGAGCAGTTATAGTGACTGGTGGAGTTGGTATAAGTGGAGCATTGAACGTAGGTGGAGATATTGTAGCATATGCATCTTCAGATGAAAGATTAAAAGATAACATTGAATTAATTTCAAACCCAATAGAAAAAGTACAACAATTAAAAGGTGTAACTTGGGATTGGAATTCAAACGCTGATATATTACAACAAACATTACCAAATGTTGGTGTAATTGCACAAGATGTAGAAAAAGTACTTCCTCAGTTGGTAATTGATAGAGATAATGGATTTAAGGGTGTAGATTACGCCAAACTTACTGGATTACTTATAGAAGCTATTAAAGAACAACAAATACAAATAGAGGAATTGAAAAGTAAAATATCTTAACAATATCGGTTAATCTTATATAAGGTTATTCAGTATAGTTAGGAAATTTGATAATAAACTTGTAAAATACATATATATCTTTATATAAAGGTCATGTATTCTGTGAGAAGTATTGTAATTTTATTAATTAGAAAAAGATTGTCATATATATGGCCCAGGTAGTTAAACTTAAAAGAACATCGGTACCAGGTAGAGTACCAACAACATCCAACATCGCTCTCGGTGAATTGGCCATTAATACGTATGATGGAAAGTTGTATTTTGAAAAGGATAGTGGTACACCATCTATTCTTGAACTAGCAACACAAGATTCTTTTGACTTTTTTACTTCATCATATGACTCTAGATACGTTAACCTAACTGGCAATGAAACCATTGCAGGTAACAAAACATTTTCAAACAACGTAATAATATCAGGTGACCTCTCAGTAGAGGGTACTACAACAACTATTGACACCACATCACTTAATATAGGTGATAATATCATAGAACTTAACTATGGTGGTTCATCCACAACAGGTGGTATCTATATAAAGGACGCAACTGGTAGTTCTACCGTAAGTGGTTCATTACTATGGAATTCTACAAACGATGTATGGACGGCCGGTATAAGTGGTTCTGAAATAGCAATAGTAGATTTAAGTAGTACACAAACTCTCACAAACAAATCAATTGATGGTGATAATAATACCATTGAAAATTTAGCTAACGCTTCACTTACTAATTCTACAATAACCATTGCTGGTATATCAACTCCACTTGGTAATTCAATAACATTAGCTCAAATAACTGGTGGAACAAGTATTGTATCTGGTTCTTCACAATTAACATCAACATTTTTATCAAAATTAGGAGATTCTGTAATAAGTGGTTCAGGACAAATAAATGGTAGTACTTTAAGTAGTATGACCGTTAGTGGTTCATTTAGTGGTTCGTTTCAAGGAGATGGTAGTAGTTTAACAGGATTATCAGTAGACCAAGTTGCAACCGTAACAGATACGTTTACTAATGCAACTTCTAAAGCAGTAACTCACAACTTTGGTACAAAAAATGTAATAGTTAGTGTATATGATGATAACGATAGTTACTTTTTACCAAGTTCAATCATAACAACCAATACAAATACAGTAACCGTAACATTTGCAAGTACTGAAAGTGGAAGAATCGTTGTAGCTAAGGGTGGACACGTTGTACAAGGAACTGCATCTGATGCAAATCTATTAGATGGTGAAGATGGAATATATTACTTAGATTATGATAATTTTACAGATGTTCCAAGTGGAATTATAAGTGGATCATCTCAAGTAACAGATTTAACCACATATAAACAAACTATAACTGGTGCAACTTCTTATGTAATATCTCATAATCTAAACGAACAATATCCAATAGTACAATGTTGGAATACAGTTACATCTCAACAAGAAATACCAAATTCAATAACAACAAACTCAGTAAATCAAGTAACTGTTGTATTTTCTACAACTTTTGCAGGAAAAGTAATTATTAAAAAGTAATTTATGATGTATGATGTATATTATACTACTGGTGGAGGACCTTGGGTAAATGCTGGTACTGATACTTGGGTAAATTTATGGTTAGAGTTAATTGCACCCAAATTAGATGTAAAACCTATACTTCTTTTACATAGAAACAAACCAAAAGGACATGAAGATTACGAATTTCCAATAGAAGCCCATTGGCACGGTGATGATATTGATAAATTTGAAGAATTGTGTAATGGTGCAAGAAGAATCAACATATTACATGGACATTATACTCCAATGAAGGTAATAGAAGAGAACAAACACAAAATACATTCAAACATATTACATAATTCAGTAGATCATATATTAAAATCATCAATGGGAAATGATAGTTCATTTGTACAACACCCATATATGGATTCAAAGTGGGAAACTGAAATAAATGATATATCAACTCATTCTATATGGGTCGGTTTATTTGATATATTGATAAAAAATAAAAATATACCTAATTTTTACGAATTTAAACAAAACTTACCATTAACTGATTCTAAGAGAATAGGATTTGCAGCAAGAACCGAGGGTAGAAAGAATCCTCGTTACTTGGATGGGTTACCATCATATGTATTTACTAATTCAAGTGAGTTTAATACTCTTTGGAAAAATGGATTAAAAATGGATACTCGTAAAATGAAAATGTATCATTATAAATCCGAATATAGAGATGTATTCTATAATATGGATTGGGGTATATCTCATTCATGTTTTAATAATGAACCATTTGGATATGGTATATTTGAGGCAGTAGATTATGGTAAATTACCAATTTTACACAAAACTTGGTGTAAAGATTTTAAATATCCTTACAGAGCTTCATCTAAAAAAGAATTTAGTGATATTTATACTCAGTTAATCAATACTCCTTACGAAGAAAAAAATCAATGGTTTTTATCTTTAAAATCATTTATGAAAGAAAATTTCACAGATAAGGATGGGTGGATAACCGAATTAGTTTATATTTATAATATATAGGAAAGATATACAATGGCAAGAGTCTCAGGAGATACACTTAGTTTAAATAATTTAGCAGGAGCAACCGGTATTACACAAGGTGCAAATGTATCATTAAACGCAATAAATAGTTCAGCAGGAACTATTGTAAAATTAGATGATTATGGAATCGATACCGTTGGTTCAATTGATGGATATACTTATGCAGTTGAAGCTACAAATGAAACTTATACACTTGGTTTTACCGTAGCTGGTTCTAAGTTTGGATCAATTTCATCTAGATATCAAAATTTCACATGGTCAGTTACTCCTACTTACAACTCTTCAGCATCTACTGCTGGTTTTTTAAGTATTGCTGCAAATCAAGATGTATCCGCTGTAATTACAGTTGGTGGAGTAAATCCACAAGGAGCAAGTGACCAAACAACTTTATTAGGTGCACAATCACATACACTTAGTGGAACTTTTGCAGATGGTTTTAATGATCATGCCACAAATTACAATTCAGCTAGAACAAAAACTGTTTATGCTGTAGATTCATATGATGGTAACTCAACCGCATTATGTTTAACAATAGATTCACCTGTAACATTATCAGATGGTACTATTGTAGAAGTTGGTGATTTAGAAGAAGGAGATGTATTGAGAGGATTTTCAATTGGAGGATTAGGAACTGAAGAAAGTGGTTTCTTAGATTGGTCAACCGATTCATTAACAACAACTGCACAAGATGTGGAAGTTGTAAATTTAGTATATTCTTTTTCAGGTAGACATTATGATATTAATGATGGTGAAATAACTGCAACTGCAGAACACCCAATGTTAGTTAAAGATGGTAATGATGGAGAATATAGATTCAAAGAAATGTTTAACATTACTACAAACGATAAATTAATTAAAGAAGTTTCTGGTGTTATTACTGAAATTGATGTAATATCTATTGATATTATAAATCAAACATCAGAGATAGTATCTATTGATGTTGAAACAAATGATACTTATTTAGTTAATGGATATATAACTCACAATAAAGGTGGTAATTCACATACTGATGAAACTGCAGGTGCTGTACCAACTTCATTAGCTTGGACGAATGGTACTCTTACACTTTCTTGGTCAGGAGATGGTACAAATGATGTATATGATGTACAGATAGATAATAATTCAGATTTCTCATCAACATTAGTTAGTCAAACACTATGGTCAGCAACTTCAGTTGTAACAACAACAGATAGTGGTACTTTTGATATAGGAACGGGTACACGATATGCAAGAGTAAGACAATATTCAACAAATGGTTTGGTAAGTGCATACTCTGCAACTTTAACATTTACGGTTAGTTAAATAATAATTTAACGTTTATTAAAAAACTATATATTTATATATACACTTGACAAAAACAAAAATATATCAAAATGGCGAAAACAATTAAGTTTACAAAAGAAGAAGTACAAGAAGTACAACAACTAAGACAAGATGTTGCAAATCTTTTTACAAGATTAGGACAACTTCAAATAGAAAAGAAAAGAAGACTAGATGAACTCGAACAAGTTGAAAAAGATTTAATATCTCAACATTCAGGTTTAGTCGAAAAAGAACAAACAATGTTTAAGGGATTGAATGGCAAATATGGTGATGGTAATTATGATCCAGCTACTAACATATTCACTCCAACAGAAGAAAAAGAAAAAAAAGAAGAAATTTTAACAACATCTGAAGTATAAATCATATTTTAGAAAAAGTTATTTATACTTATATACGAGTATGAATATTCAACACATTAACTAAGGAGTAAAATAAAATGGCAGAAAAAATTGTATCACCTGGAGTATTTACGAGAGAAAATGACCTTTCTTTCTTATCACAAGGTATTGGAGAAATAGGAGCAGCTGTAATAGGACCTTTCAAAAAGGGCCCAGCCTTCGTACCAACCGTTGTAAACACCCAATCGGAATTCGAACAGATTTTCGGTACACCTGATGGTTCTTACTATACAGGATATACCGTACAAAACTACCTAAGAGAAGCAGGAACAGTAACTATTGTTCGTGTCGGTCAAACAGGTGGTTACACACAAACAGTACCTGTAGCTATAGCAATTAGTAGCTCAGATTCAACAAAACATGGAACTGTAATAGGAACATTATTTGAAACCCACTTAGGAGTAGGTGGTTTAGCTAGTTCTACTTTAACACAAGGACCAGTAAGTTCATCGGAATTTAATATCACAGTAAGTGGTTCTTCTGTAATATCTTCATCTATTGACCCTACTAAGGGAAATGATTTAGGTGATGTATTCGGAACAAACCCAAGAGGTATTAAAAGTTCTTATGTATATAATTATTTTGAAAGTGAAGCAGCAACTCAAGTTACTGCAGGATTTGATGGACTTGAAGTAGTTGAATTAGCTAATCAAGACATTACTCAAGATATTAAAAACGCTTCAACTCCATGGATTCAATCTCAATTGATTTCAGGAGAAAGACATAACCTATTCAAGATACATACTCTTGGTGATGGTTCTAACTATAATAAAGAATATAAAGTATCTATCTTTAACGTTAAACCAGCTGGTTCTAACAACTCTACTGATTACGCAACTTTCGCAGTAGCTATTAGAGAGTATAAAGATACTGATAAAAGAAAAACTGTATTAGAAACATATAACAATGTTAACTTAGACCCTGCATCTCCTAACTACATCAAAAAAGTAATTGGTGATAGAAACTTAGTAATTGATGCAAACGGTAAACAAACAGAAAATGGTGATTATCCAAATCGTTCTAAGTATATAAGAGTTGAAACTTCAGCTGAAGGTTCATTCCCTCTTGTTGCTGGACCATTTGCACACGCTAAATATTACAATCCAATTTATATGGGTGGTAGTTTATCTGAATCTGATGTACCTGCAGTAATATTCTCTACTGGTTCTGATGTAAACAACGCTTCTAAAGCAGTTGCTTATAGTGGTATTGATTTAGAAACTGTACAAGTTAAGATAGATAATAACAATTACTTATCTGTAATTCCTGCATCAGCAACACAAGGTAGTAATACTGTATTTGCTTTTGATGGAACTGTAACTATAAAAGGTGGTACTAAAGCCTTTGGATATGAATTGACTGGTTCTTTATCAAAAGATATAAACAAAAGACAATTTGTTGTTGGATTCCAAAATGGATTCGATGGTATATCTCCAACTACTGAAATCGCGTTGGCTGGTTCATCTGCAAACTTTGGTAGTGGAAACTCACAAGGATTTGATTTATCCACTTCAACCTCTGTTGGTTCTGTTGCATATGTAAAAGCAATCAACTCAGTATCTAACCCAGATGATTTTGATATTAATTTAGTATCTGTACCTGGAATCGTAAGAAGACATCATTCTTATGTATTTGATAAAGTTGTTGATATGTGTGAAGCTAGAGAAGATGCATTCTTCATCGGAGACGTTGTGGGTGTAACTTATAATAGTGGAACATCACAAACAACTTCTGATACTATATCACAAGCAATCGAACAAGGTGCAGCAATTGATTCTAACTACGTAGGTACATACTACCCATGGGTTAAAACAATTGATTCAAGAACAAATAAACTTATTTCAGTTCCACCATCAGTATTGATGCCTGGGATATATGCTTCTAACGATGCAGTTGCAGCCGAATGGTTTGCACCAGCAGGTTTAAATAGAGGTGGTATAGTAGGTGCTATATCTGTACTAAACAGATTAACACACGCTGAAAGAGATGAATTATATGAAGGAAAAATTAATCCAATCGCTCAGTTCCCTGGAGAAGGTATCGTAGCATTTGGACAAAAGACACTTCAAGATAAAGCATCGGCACTTGATAGAATCAATGTTAGAAGATTGATGATTAAAGTTAAGAAGTATATAGCTTCTACATCAAGATACTTAGTATTTGAACAAAATACTTCTACAACAAGAGGTAAATTCTTAAATACTGTGAATCCTTATTTAGAAGGAATACAACAAAGACAAGGATTGTATGCATTTAGGGTGGTAATGGATGAGAGTAATAACACACCAGATGTAATCGACAGAAACATATTGGCTGGACAGATTTTCTTACAACCAACTAAAACTGCCGAATTCATCGTGTTAGATTTCAACATCTTACCGACTGGGGCATCTTTTACGGCATAATTAATTAAAAATAAAAAAACCTTATATTTATTAATATAAAAGGAGATAAACAACATGGCAGAAGTATTAGAATTTAACGATATGTTTTATACCAATTTCGAACCAAAGATGAAGAATAGATTCATCATGGAAATCGATGGTATCCCTTCATATTTAATAAAAACAGCAAATAGACCTTCAATTCAGTTTGAAACTATTACCCTAGACCACATTAACGTTAAACGTAAATTAAAAGGTAAGGGAGAATGGCAAGATGTAGAAATTACATTATTTGACCCAATCGTTCCAAGTGGAGCTCAATCAGTAATGGAATGGGTGAGAACATCACATGAATCTATTACAGGTAGAGATGGATATGCAGATTTCTATAAGAAAGATGTACAAATATATCTATTAGGACCAGTTGGTGATAAGATTGAACAATGGACTCTTAAAGGAGCATTTATAAACAATGCTGTATTTAATGATTTAGATTGGAGTTCAAATGACCCAGCAGAAGTTACTCTTACATTATCGTATGATTACGCAATCTTAGAATTCTAAGAAAGATTACAATATATAAATGATTAAAGGTTCTCTTAGTGAGAGCCTTTTTTTTATCGTTTTTTAAAAGTTATATATTTATATACGAACAAAATAAACAAAGTTATGGCAAAATATGATTTTCCAACGGAGGTAATAGACCTTCCATCTAAGGGTAAACTTTATCCCGAATCAAACCCACTATCAAAGGGTACAGTTGAAATAAAGTATATGACTGCCAAAGAGGAGGATATCTTAGCATCACAGAATCTTATTAAAAAAGGAGTGGTACTTGATAAATTATTCGAATCCGTAGTTGTATCTCCAGGAGTTGATGTAGGTGATATATTCATTGGTGATAAGAATGCTATTTTATTAGCAACACGTATCTTAGGATATGGTAAAGATTATCAAGTGGAGATGACAGACCCAACATCAGGAGAAAAACAAAAAGTTAACATAGACCTTTCTAAGGTCCAAGTTAAGGAAGTATCTGAAGAAAATCTAAATTCAGAAAACAGATATGAGTTTGATTTACCACTTGGTAAGAAAAAAATTATATTTAGATTACTAACACATAAAGATGAAATTGATATTAATGCTGAAATACAAGCACTTAATCGATTAACTAAAGGTGAGAATGTATCACAGGATGTTACAACTCGACTAAGATATATGATTCAAGATGTAGATGGTAACGAAGATAGAGGATATATTAACAATTATGTAAAAAACAGTTTACTTGCTAGAGATTCGAGAGCTCTTAGGAAGTACATACAAGAGTTTACACCTGATTTGGATTTAACATTCAACTTCACATCAGATGTAACCGGTGAGCAGGAGGCACTTGACATCCCATTTGGGATTGGGTTTTTTTACCCTTCCGAATGATTATAGTATCCAACTACATTCTCAGATTTGGGAAATGGTTAACTATGGTAACGGATTTACTTGGTCAGAAGTTTACTTCATGCCAATCCATTGGAGAAATTTCTATTTCAAGAAGTTATTAGAATCAAAGAAAAAAGAAAAAGAAGAACACGACAAGGCCTCTAAGAAAAAAGGAGGACGAAGTCCAAATGTAAGAGTGAAGAAGTAAAATTCTTCACTTTTTTTTTGTCTTATATTTATATAAGAACAAATATATAGGATTCACACATGGCTAAAAAAAACATAAACGAGGGATTGGGTATTAGCAAGTTTATCGGAGATTTCTTTGATGGTGTTAAAACCAATACTACAAGGAGACATTTAGATAAAGCTAAGAAAGCTGGTATGCCTAAAGTAGTAATCGATAAGATGAAACAAATCGAAAAAGAAAAGCGTGAGTTGGATAAGCTTTTCGCAGATTATAGTAAATAATATAACTTAGGAATAGACTATAATGGCAAGAAATGATGCTGAGATATTAAAAGAAGCTAAGAAGGTACAAGCTGAAAAGATTGAACTTCAGAAGAAATCTATTGCGCTAACTAAAGAAGAGCAAAAGCAGTTAGAATCTCTCATTTCAAAACAAAAAGAACTTAGAAAAGAAATATCAGAACTTAGACAAGAAAAGTTAGATGCATTGAAAGGTGAAGAAAGCTCTATCAAGTCAATGGGTTCTATGTATGGTAATTTAAACGACCTACAAAAGGAGGGTTTATCAATAGCTGCAAAAAATACTGGATCTTTTGGTGATGCAACTAAACTAAGTAAAGAACAACTTGGAACTATAACTAAGATACAAGAAATCAACAGAAGTATTTCACAATTGGGAGCAGATGATATTGAAGGTAGAAAGGCTCTTACAAACGAGTACAATACTCAGATGAAATCACTAGATGGTCGGTTTAAAGCACAGAAGGATATAAAAACAAACCTAAAAGAACAGAATAGTTTAGCACAGAATTATGCTAACATGAGTTCTGAACAAAAAGATTTAATACAATCCCAACATGATGTACTTGAAGGTGTAAAGAAAACTATTCAAGGTACATTAATGACCGTTAAAACTCTATATGGTAACATAACAGGAGCTGTAGGTGGTTTAATATCAGGTCTTGGTGTAGTTGTTGGTAAGATAGGAGAAGCAAATACTGAATTAGGAACTTCAATGTTCCAAACAGATGGTGTTGCAAGAAAGGCTGGTGTATTATCATTAGTATTTGGTGATGCAGTATCTAATGCAAAAGATTTAAGTGCAGCACTTGGTGATACAAACAAAGCAACATTTGCATTACAAGCAAATGTAGGTTTAATGTCTGCCAATATGGGTATTAGTGGTGGTGAGGCAGTTAAATTAATAAATTCCTTCTCAATGTTGAATGGAAATTCAACTGATATGTCATTGGATATGTCAAAAACCACACAAGAGTTTGCAAAACAAAATGGAATAATCCCAGCTCAATTGATGGGAGATTTGGCAAATTCAACTGAAGAATTTGCATTATTCGGTAAAGATGGCGGTGAAAATATTCTAAGAGCTGCAGGATATGCTGCTAAACTTGGTGTTAATATGAGTACACTTAGTGGAATTGCAGATGGATTACTTGATTTCGAATCATCTATTACTAAAGAATTAGAATTAGGTGCAATGTTAGGTAAAAACATTAATCTTAACAAAGCAAGAGAACTTGCATATAGTGATGATATAGAAGGAGCAGTAAAAGAAACACTTAAACAATTAGGTGGTATTGATGCATTCAATAAAATGGATTACTACCAAAAGAAACAAACTGCTGATTTATTAGGTATATCTGTTGCAGAACTACAGAAGATGAACACCAAAATGGAAAATGCTGGTCAATTGGGTAGTGTAATCAATGAAAAGTTTTCAGCTGCAGGTGAGGCCATAAACATGGGATTAAACAAATACCTTGGTACTGGACTTAAAGGATTGGGTGGTATGGTTACTGCTTCAGGTCAATTAGGAATGGGATTCAAATCACTTGGACTTGATATGGGTGGTATGGTAAAATCATCTGCAGCATGGTTGAAAAATATAGTTAAAGCAGGAGCTCAGAAAGTAGCAGGATTCTTCGGAGGAAAAGCTGCATCTGCGGTAACATCTAAAGCAACATCTAGTATAGCTGATAAAGTAAAAGTTCCAGATACAAAGGCAGCAACAAAAGGTGGAGGAGCTGGTAAATCATTAAAGAGTCTTGCTAGTGGATTAAAAGCAATGGGTAATGCAAAAGTTCTTTTCGGTGCACTTAATTTAATACCAACCGCATTGGGTATGGTTGCAATGATAGCAGCAATACCAGGTATGTTAGCATTATCTCTAATGGGAGTTGCAACCGGTGTTGGTTTAAGAGGATTAGGAAAGGGATTAGCTGCATTTGGAAAAACAGTTACAAAAGCATTACCACAAATTGGAATAGGTTTATTAGTACTAGCAGGATTTGGTGCAGCAATGATTCCATTAGCATATGCTCTTGGGTTAGCCGCACCAGCAATATCTGCATTTGGTGATATAATAAAAGGAGCATTTGAAGGTATCGCATCCATCGTTACGGCAGTGGCTGGTGGATTAATAGGAATGTTGGGAGTTGTAACTTTAGAAAAGGCAATTGCGATGGGAGTATTGGCTTACTCATTCTTAGGTTTAGCCACATCGTTGTTCTCATTAGGAATTGCAAGTTTATTTGCATTACCTTCGTTAATGGGATTAGGATTTGCAATGATGTTGTTGGGAACAGGAATGAGTTTAGCAGGAACTGCACTTGGAACAATTGGATCCGCAGTTTCAACAATGAGTGAAAGTATGGGTACATTTGCATCTGGATTATCTTCTGTTTTAGAAGTTATAACTTTAGAAAAAGTAGCAGCAATTGCTTCATTGGCATTGGCATTTATTGGATTATCTGGTAGTTTGGTAATGTTAGGAATAAGTGGTTTAGTTGCAGTACCTGTTATGATGGGTATTGGATTCGCGACTATGTTGTTAGGTGTTGCATTTAATGTATTAGGAACGGGTATGCAATCAGTAGGTTTGGGATTATCTAGTATAATGACATCATTGGGTGGTTTAATTGGAATTATTGGACCAGTAACTATGTTATCACTTGCACTATTAGGATTATCAGGTGCACTAATGGGATTAGGATTATCAATGGCCTTTATGGGAATTGCAGGTTTGCCTGGATTATTAATGTTGACCGCAATTGCAGCAATATCAGCACCTTTAATAAAATTAGCAGAATTAGGAGTAATTGGAAGTGTTGGAGATTCTGAAACATCATCATTAGAAGAAGGTTCGGTGAGTGAATACGAAACCAATATGTTGGACAAATTGGACCAATTAATACAAGCAACAACATCACAACGAGATATTTACTTAGATAAAGATAAGGTTACCAATATAGTTATGGATAGAGGAGAACGAAGTGCTGTAAACAAGTTTAAATTAAATAGAGCCTAATCATTATGCCAAGTATAATAGAATTATTTAAAAATAAAGAATTGTTATTTCCAGGTGGAAGTTCAGCAGAAGGTGCAGTAAAAAAAGAATCTGAAACTTTAATAGAACAAGAAACAAGTGGAATTCGTATTAAATCACTTGTTGAGTTAAACAACCCACTTATCTATGGTAACGAAGCCACACGTATTGCAAATCGTTCAACATCAGATGTTGAGGAAATGACAACTTCTATTGGGGGTAGTGGTACTGATGGTGGTTTAATAGGAAAAGGATTAGATAAATTAACTGGTGGTAAGGTAAAATCAATAAAAGATGTAAGAGATAAGGTAAATTCTAAATTAGGAATTCCTACAAACGCAATACCGACTCGACTAATAGGTGATAAGGGATTTACAGATTTAAAATCTACTGATCCTGTTACATTAGATGCATATGGTGGTTCTGGAACTGAATTTGGTAAATTTTTAAAACAAACTGGTGGTGGAAACCCAAAAACAATTGGTAAACAAGCTCTTGGAAAAGGATTGGGTGTAGCTAAGGATATTATAAGAGGTGCTTTATTTGGTGAAGGTGCACAGGAGAGAAGTAATCAAGCTAATTTAAGTTATGCAGTAGAATCTACTTCTAACGAAAATACATATTCTAAATCAAAGGAATCTGATAGAATAGCCACCACATTAGAGGAATTAGAAAAAAATTCGAAACTAGGAGGCATACAGAAAAAGAAAGATGGGACAATAAAAAATGCGGGAATAAAACTAAAAACAGTATCACCTATATATGGTATAAATCGAAAAGAAGGAGATAGAGCCGGTCGTGAATACGGAATGAACTCACTTGGGAATAGTAGATATTCTCCTGAAACAGATGATACCAGATTTACAAAAAAGAAAGATATCCCAATGAAGACAGAATATCATTTGGGAACAGGTGATGGATTAAATATAGTATCACCAGTAGATGATTTTACAATGGAAGATAATGCTTTCATGAAATTTGAAGGAGAAACATATAAAGATTTTATTCCATTGTGGTTTAAAAAAATTGGAGCTGCAAAACCACTTGTATTTAGAGCAATCATTAGTGGATTAACAGAAACATCTACTCCATCATGGAGCTCAAATAAATTTGTAGGTAATCCATAT